GCAGCGTGATCACGTAGCGATGCGTCGTCGAGCGGCTCATGCCGAGCTCGTCGGCGATGTCGGCGATGCCCAGCACTGGCCGCTTGGGCGTAAAGCAACTGAGAATGGCGAGGCCACGCTCGAGCGACTGCGAGTAACGCGGCTCGCGCAGGCTCGGGACTGACCAGCCGTCATCTGACCTTACGGGGGGGGGCGTCTTTACCGGCATATTCAATCGTCTCCTAGGTTGGATCGGGTAACGCGGAGGAGCGTACCACTCTCCGAGACGTTCGGCTATGTGGAGATGCCGAGAATGTCGGGGAAGCCGTCGGCCTGCCGCCAGGTGAACGACGGGACGCTGCCCGGCGCCGCGTTCCACGCCTGCACGATGTAGACCGTTCGTGTCTTGATGTGCTGGCGCGGCTGGCCGGTCTGCGAGCGGTCGTATTCCTCGATCAAGTGCGAGCGCAGCTCGCGGACCGCCGTGACGGTGCTCGAGCCTTCCATCAGCCCGGCCGTGAACGCGAGCGCGCGCGGCTCGTCGGCGGCGCTGAACAGGAAGTGCAGCGCCGCCATCTGCGAGAGAGAAATCCACTGGCCCTTGCGCCGGTTGCGCACGAACTTGAGCGCGGCGTGCAGGTCCTCTCGGTTGGAGCCGCGGTCAAACAGGCGGAGCGCGTAGCCGTGGCTCATGCCGGCGGCGCGACCCATCTGGAAGGGCGCGCCGTCGCGGTAGAAGTGCGCAATCATGCGCAGCGCCGCAGCGACGTTGTTCGGGTCCGGCTCGCCGCGCAAGTGCAGCGCGTCGCTGAGCGACCGCGGCTTGCCCTGGTCCATGACCTCCTGCGCACGCGGGTCAAGTCCGGTGATGAGCAGCAGCGGCACCGTCATGTCGGCGTCGAGCACGGCGTAGAGCCGGTGCTGGCCGTCGAGCAGCACGCCCTCCCGGCTGACCTTGATCGCCTCGCCGGTGAACAGCCAGTCGTCGCGGCGCATGTCCTGCGCGTACTGCGCGACGCGCCGGTCTTCCCAACTGCGGTTATGCGAGTTGCACGCCTCGAGGATCGTGCGAGCGCGCGCCGGCGTCATCTGGACGATCTTCGCCGTCGGCTTCGCGGTGACGAGCATCGAGTCGCGTGCAACATCGCGCCCGCCGGCAGGCGAAGACGTCGCCGGCGTCGAAGGTTGAGGCAGCGGAGCACGAGCGCGACCTTGGGAGGATGCCGAGCTCGAAGGCTCGTCGACGCGCTCGTGCTCCGCAACGTCAAGCCCTGCCGCTTCCATCGCCGCTGTCGCCACGCCAGGCATCGGCGCATAGTAACTTGCTCCCCCGACATTCTGCGGGCGGCGGATTTGGGACCCTCACACCTCGTGAGATGTCCCCACCGGGGCGACTGGAGGACACTTCCTGTCTGCCCGTCTAGCGGACGTAGCCCCGGTGGCTCACTCTCTCACACGCCACGTCTTCTGGTGTCCCTTGGCCGGTGGACGCCGGAGTCTACATCGCGCTGGCGCGGCTCAGCGTGAACGCGACTTCCGCTGTGCTCGAGGCGGCGATCGCCTCGATGTGCTCCTCGCCGCCGACCAGCATCCACGTTTCGCCTTTGGCCGCCAGCGGGAAGCCTTCGCCCGCTTTCGTGCCGGCGACGTCGAGCAGTTCGACGACGACCGCGCCGAGGTTCTGCACGCGCAGGAAGTAGAGGCCCGTCTCCTCGAGCTGCGGCGCGACCTGGTCGCCGGTGTCCGGCGGCGGGTAGATCGGCGTCGGCGCGCCGACGCTCTGGACGGTGACGCGGCCGGTCTGCATCACTAGCCGAGCGTCTTGCAGTCGGGGAAGACGGCGCGGAAGCCTTTGCGTCTCTGCGACCAGCAGATCTTCGTCTGCGCCGAGTCGCCGTACCAGCCGCGGTAGACCTTCTCGGGTTGCGGCACGTATTCGGTGGGCTCGTACTCGAACGGCATGGCGCGGAGCGTACCAGCGCGCCGACGCGCAAGCCCCACTGGAAAGCAACTGGCAACTTTCTTTCCAGTGGTTTTTCAGATGGTCAGCATGTGCAGCACGGCCTCGGCTTCGTCAGCGACGCTAGACGGGTGACGGTGCGTGGCTGCGCGTTCTGCGCGGTGATGGCGCGTGCCACGAACGCGATGCGCTGCTCGCGGTCGTCGTCGGTCACAGTGGCCGTTCCCAGCGCGCACGCTCGGACAACTCGTGGTGGTCCTCATCGCGCGGGCGCGACGAGCAGTCCCAGGATTCGGCGCGCCGGCGGTCCACCTCAACGAAGCCGGCGGCGCGCAGGCTCGTTCCACTCTCGTCGGCGCGCGTGTAGGTCACGGCGCGCACATGGCCGAGCGCCGCCGCCGCGCGGCAGCACGCGCCGTACAGCTTCGAGCACACGTTCTTGTTCTCCGTCCAGGTGCACACGCGCAGGATCTCGACCGTCAGGCCATCGTCGAGGATGCGACTGACGGGCCGACCCGCGATCGCGATGCCGACGTGCTGCTCGCCGATCAGCGCCCGCGTAGCGAACTTCATGCCGCGCACTTCCTCCGAGTGTCGGTGCAGCGCGGCGATGATCGCGTTCGCGGCTCGCAGCGTGAGCGGTGCCAGCCGCAGCCCGTCGCCGGGCGGCGTCGGCAGCGCGTCTAGGAGCGCCAGGGCGCTCTCCACGTCGGGCGCGTCCTCCGCGACATCGAACAGGCGCGGTGCGACCGTCACGTCGGACGCTGCTCCCTGAGCCCGCGCTGCTCGCGCTCGCGCTGCTCGGCTCGAGCGGCTTCCTCCTGGTCGCGTAGGTTGGCGGCGCGCATCCGGCGCACGGCCTCGGGCACGAACAGCAGCGACTTCGGGTCGCGGTCGGGTTTCGGGCGGTTGCCGTGCTGCGAGTCCATCAACACGAGTCTGCCGCCAGCAGGGCAACGACGGCGTCGTCGCGCAGTATCAGCGTCGGCTCGTCGTGGTCGATGTCGCCCTGCACGGTTCCGTCCAGACGCTTCCGTATTGCCACGGCAGCGCGTGTCACGCGAGCGTCGGAGTCCTTGAGCACGCGCGCGGCGAGCATGAACCGCAGCAGCAGCGCCAGGCGCGCAGCGTCGCTCATCGGTTGTCGTTCTCCCGCTGCCACCACTCCGGCGAGTCCGGCCGCAGTTGCTCCGGGTCGCGCGGATCCGGCAACAACGGATGCTCGGTAGTCAGCGACGCGCGGCGCAGGCCGAGCGGGTCGTGTACGCCGCGCGTCGTCTGCTCGCGCTGCTGGCGGCGCGGCTGCGGGCGCACGCAGTTGGGGCGTCGATAGTTAGCGATGCTCGTTTCCCCTCCTAAACGGCAGTTCTTCCACCGCATACCCATCAGCATCACAGGTGTAGTTGTGCCCTTCGACAACGATGCGTTCTGGCAACTCGATCGTGTTGGTGCAGCGTTCTTCGGCGTGTTCGTGGCGTAGCGCTTGTTCGTGGCTTTCGATCGCCTCGACTGCGATGAAGACGCCGATCCAGCAGAACGCTGCGGCAGCTAGAGCCGCGCCCAGCCAGAGGAGAGAGCGCTTGACGGTCACTTGGGTGCCTCGCTCGGTTGGTCGGGTGAGGAGGCGAGGGCAGCGTTGATCACGTCATCCGAGAAGCCCGCGAACACCAGTGCTTCCCGGACCTGGGACTCGGGCGGCAAGGACCCGTCGGCCTTTATGCACGCGCACTGCCAGCCCTCGCTCCAGCCACGTACGAACTTCTCGTCGCGCTCGGGCTCTACGTCTTGGTGTGGGTGCTCGGCGAGAACGCGCTGAGCAACGGCGAGCGGGACGAAGTCAAGCATTTCGCCTTGGACCTCGTCGCTCTTGTCCGACTCCCACTCACGCCACGGGTGCTGAGGATTAGGACGCCAAAGAGCAACGGCGCCGTCGTCCAGCGTCGCCCGCTCCCTACCATCCTGTAGGGCACCGACAACAGCATCTAGTTGAGGATCGTTGGTCGGCTCAGGCAGCGCTTCGTGACCATGATGCGGACAGTCGCGATCGACCATGCCCCGATCCCAGCCGATCATGCCCTTGGGCGGTTTGCGGCAGGTGCAGCCCCCATTTCCCGCCCGATCGACAGGTTGATCCTGTCGTGGCTCGGGCTGAGGTCCAAGCGGCGGCCCGGAGAGGCCTGCACCGACCATGGGGCCGGGCTCTGGGTGATGGGAGAGGGCAGCCAATAGGAGGTCATGCGCTCGCAAGAGCAAGTCCCAAAGCTCAGGCACATGCCGCTCTCGAACATCTCCCAGCTTCAACGCCGCGAGCACAACAAGCGCTTCGCGGGCAGCCTCTTGCAAGTCGCCCTCCGCCTGTCGTGGCTCGGGGTGCTCGGCGAGCGCGGCGCGCTCCTCCCCCGACCAGTAGGCCCACCACTGCTCGAAGCGATCACTGAACTCGTCTGATTCGTTGGCGAAGTCGAACGCCGCGCGAGCCGCTGCCTTGATCCGATCCAGGGCAGGCTCGACCTCCGCCTCCCCACTACGGGCTGCGTCGTAGGCGGCGACCGCGGCCTCGCGGCGCTCGTCTGGGGGCTTCATCGCTTCCTGCCTCCTCGAGGTCGTGGTCGCACGCCAGCCTTCGCGGCGTTCGAGGGCGTGATCGCCGAGGCCGGCCGCAGCGCCGCGCGGTGCTCGGCCACCGCGACGGTGGCATCTACGCCACGATGCGTCTGACTCACCTCATCGACATATTCTATATGGCGCTCGAGGGCCCGTTCAACGAAAGTGCGACGCGTCTGCCCGAGTCCCAGCGCGCGGCGATCGACGTCGTCCAGCAGCGCGTCGTCCACCATGCCGAGTTGCTTACGCGCCATGCGGCATCTTCTCCCATCGCTCTTGACATAGCCGCTGCAACTCAGCGAGCTTGCCGTCGCGCTCAGCAACGCCGTGCGCCTCTGTGATGAGCGAAGCGAGCCAATCGAGGTCGCCGAAGAACAGGACGCGGGCGGTGTCCTGCGTCTGGTTGATCCGACCGCCAACGATGACGGCGTAGACATCGTCCCGGCCGCGCGCGCCGCCTTCCGGGTCGATCTTGCAGATGTCCAAGTGTGAGGCCAGGATCGCGTGCCTCGCGTCGATCAGGACGTTGCTGGCGCCGAACGGGTCGTCCCCACCGGAGAAGCTGCCGCCGAGGTCGCGGGGGTCGGTGATGTCAGGTGCCATCAGACGATCGCTTCCCGCACGGCGTGCATCTCCGTGATCGTCGCTTCGGAGCGGACCTCGCCGTTGGAGTGACGGATCGCGAGGAGTTCGCGGCCGTTGACCTCGGCGATCCAGAAGTCGTCGTGGTCGAGCGTCTCGATGCCGTGCGCCCGCGCCAAGTCCACCGATGAGAGCCGGACGCCGTCGCTCGAGCAGACCACTTCGTACTTGTGCACGTTCCCCACGATGTGCGGCGGGCAGACGATGAACTCAGGCATCGAGACGCGCCTTGCACAGATGGTTGGCCTCGCGCCGGCGCTCGAGCGCTCGTTCGCGCGCCGAGACGGCCGAGCTTGCCAGTCTCGCGGACTCGGTACGGACGTGCTCGTCAGCCTTGCGCGCCGCCTCCTCCGCCTCGTCGGCGTCGCGGCGGATGACGTCGCGCACCTCGTCGGTCAGGTCGGTCGGGTGCATATCCGAGAGCTCGACGACGAGCATCAGCGCGTTCTGCGCCGAGATGGGGCGCTCCTCGGAGTTGACCCGCAGGTTCCATCGGCCGAAGCGGTGGACGAGACGGACGTCCGCGGAGAAGACCTCGTCGCTACTCATCGACGACGACCCGCAGCGTCTGCGCGCGGTCGCTGAGGCTCGGGATCCACCGACTGGCCTCGCGGTCGTAGACCATCGGGCGGTGATCGGTGCGTTCCGCGTCGGTCGGCGGCTGTACGTCCTCGACCACTCCGTCGGCCGACTGCGGCGGAGAGAAGCTCGTCAGCAGCGTGCCGCGCGCGTGCTGGCCGTTCTCGCGAATGTTCGCGGCGGCGACCGGCGTCGCGAACGCCTCGAACCAGAACGGGTCGTCGGTCGGGGTCAGGCCCCTGTTGCGAACCTGGTGCTCGGTAGGCGGCTCGCCCGTGGCCGTCTGCGAGACGCGGACTCGGAGGGTGTGGCGCTCCTGCGTGGCTGCGGACACTTCGGACTCCTTCGGATCGGGTAACGCGGAGCAGTATAACACGATATACGCTATACCGCCGCCGCCCGCCGCCCGTCCCACTCCCGCGTCAGCACCGTCTTGATCGCTGTGTAGCCGTCTCGGTTGCCGATCGGCAGCACGACGTCGTCTCCGACCATGAGGTGCACGTCCTCCTCACGGTGGTGCGGCGCCAGGTGCGAGAGCCAGACCGGCCAGTCGCGCACGGGCCGGGCGTCGGCGACGAAGGCAAGCATCGCCAGCAGCGCGCGCGAGCGCCCGTCGCCGTCCTCGAACGCCAGGTCCGGGCGGCAGCGCTCAACCCACCGCAGCAGCGCGTGTTCGGTGATCGTGTAGCACGGCAGAGAGAAGCGCACGGCGGCCATGACCGAACGCTACGCCGCCGCTCAGATGATTGGGTCGGCGTCTCTGACCACGTCGCTCATCTCATAACGAAGCTCCCACGTGGCATGGCCGGTGTCCGACGGCAGCACGCGGCCCTCGAGCAATACGCCGTACGCGCCGTGCGGTAGCTCGATCGGCGTGCCGTCCTCGAGCAGGCCGACGCAGGTGGTGCCGTCGGGCCCGATCAGGCGCGCGACTTCGCCCATCACCGGCAGCGCGCCGTTGGAGAACTTCCACGGGACACGCAGCGTCAGCGTCGCTCCCCCGCTCTGTGCGTGGTCTGCCCGCGCTGCTCGGCGTGCCATGCGTCGGCTCTCGCTGCTCACAGCGCCCCCTCTATCTCACGCACGACCTCGGCGACGGCGCGGCCGCGGTCAAGCGATCGCCCCGAACGCCGGACGGTCTTCGGCTTGCCGACCGCCGGCGTGACGACCATGTCGATCGACCAGTCGTACGCGCCGGTCTTCTGCGGGCCGCCGCCGGCGAACGTCTCCTGCGGCTCGATGCTCGCCTCGATCGCCACGTCGGTCATCGTCGCCTCCGCTTTGCGTTGCGTTTCTGCGCATCGTGCAGGCGCTTTTCCCACCGTACCGCGCTCTCGATCTTCGCGCCGAGTTCACGGTGCAGCTTCCGCGCCTCTCGCACTGAGAAGCGCCCCGTCATCGAGCCGCCGTCGCGTGACGGCCATGCCCGCGCGGTCAGCGTCAGGTCGAGGTAGCCCTCGACGCGCTGCACCTCAGCGCGCGCTCGCACTTCCTCGCCGTGAGCGATGTTCTCAGCCACGTGGACGCCTCGGCTCGACGACGACGGTGGCGTTCCTGCCGAGTCGCGGCGTGGCCCATGAGTGCGGGAAGACGCCGGGCGCCGGCGAGCCGTCGTAGTGCACACGCATCGCCTCGTGCCCGCGCTCCCACGTGCAGCGCTTGCCGCTCTCGCTCAGGACCTCGCAGCCGCCCCCCACATCGGGCGCCCCGCCGGCACCGAGCTTCACGCCGACGCGAGCGAATGCCTTGCGGCGCAGGTTGCCACGTAGCGAGTTGTCCGTCAGCCAGGTCTTCGCTTCGGCCGTCAGCGAGACGGTGCCGTTCATCTGCTCGCGGTGCGTCCCGCTCGGCGAGAAGACGGTCAGCTTGATCCAACGCCAGCGGCCGCGAGCCTGTGCGCGCAGGGTGAGACTCGCCTCCTTCGTCTTGCGTCGCGGGTCGCGCCACGGGACGCACAGCCGCACAGCCACCAGTCCGCCGAGCAGCAGCGATTCGCCACGCGAAGCGCCTGCGACACGACGTCGCCACCAGTCCGCGACGAGCACTTCGTCCTCTGGCGTGACCTCGCACCCGCTCCCGTTGCACGTCGGACACGGACGGCCGCCGCTCAGCGCCGAGCGGAGTACGCCGTCGGGCGAGCACGTCGGACACGGACGGATACGCGCCGGGAAGCGAATCCCGCTCATCGGTGAGACGGACACGCGACCTGGTTGTCGGGCGTCTGCGTCCAGCCTTCGGGCGCGTACCACGTGCCGTCGACCCAGCCGCCCGGCCTCTCGCCGTCGTAGGCGCCGAAGTCAATCTCCGTGACGGTGTCGCTGTCGTTGCGCTTGTCGCTCGCGAGCACGACGGTCTCTTCGCAGCCGGCGGCGTCGCAGCTCAGCGTGACTTGGATCACCTCTGTCCCTCTCTCACTCGCACGAATGATCGCTTGGCGGGGAAGTGAACGAGTGCTCCGTGATCGAACGCGAGGCACCACCAGTCCGCGAGGCTATCGGCGCACGACTGCGTGACCTGCATCTCGCGGCCGTCGTGTTCGACCACGTCGCCCACGTGCAGGCGATAGCCCCGAACGAGAGTGCGGCTCACGCGCACACCTCGCGGATCCGCGCGAGCGTCGTGACGCCGAGGTTCGGTATCGCGAGCAGCTCGGCGTCGCTCATGCGGCGCGCGCCCTCGACCGTCCAGACGCCGCTGCGCCGCAGGCAGTTGAAGGCGCGCGGCTCGAGCTTCTCGGCCACCTCCTCGAGGAACTGCTCGCCGGCGAGCTGGGCGCGGATGTGCTCGTCGCCGATCGCGCGGCCGCGGATCTTCTGGACCGCGTCGTACAGCCGGTCGATCAGCTTTTCGGCACCGGCGACCGTCAGCGTCGTCTCGCACATGAACGTGTCGATGCAGACGAGCTCGCGCGGGTTCTCGCTCTCGTCCTCGCCGTCGGTGTCCACGTAGACGGAGCTGACGCCGAACTGTCCCCACGCGTTCGCGACGCCCGGGTAGTCGCCGGTGCCGTCGCAGCTGCGGCAGTCCTTCGTCTCGTCTTCGGGGTCTTTGCCTGAGCCCTCGCACGCCGGGCACTCGTAGGCGAGCGCGGGGAGCGAGTCGTCGACCTGCGCGGTCATCGCTGGGCCTGCGCGATCGCTCGAAGCGCGCCGTAGTCCAGGACCTTCATCGCGCCGCGTCCCATCTCGTCGCGTCCTTCGCGCGCCCAGTGCTCGCGCACGCCGCGCGCCTCGGCAGCGCTGATCTGGCGCGGCGGATCGTGCGCCCACTTGGCGATGCACCGCGAGTCGTAGTGCGCTAGCGCCTGCTCACGCGTGCCGATCAGCGCGTGCGCGTCGCAGACCCACAGATGCACGGCGGCACACGGGCTCATGCGGCCTCGCTTGCCGTGCCGAGCATCTCGCGCGCGAGCGCCACGCGTGCCGGGTCAACGTCGGGATCGTCGTGGTGCTCGGCGAGCCACTCCGACGCCTGCTGCTGCGCGTCGATGCCGACGAGCACCATGCGACGGCGCTGCGCGTAGCGACGTGCGGAGTAGGCGGCCATGTCGTCCATCAGAAGGGAAGCGGGTCCGCTTCGGGCGCGGGCATCGTCGGCGAGCCGCCGGGCTTCGGAGGCAGCGGCGTCTCACCGGCGCGCACGGCGTCTATCTCGGGCAGTTTCTGCTTGACGCGAGCGCGCACGGCCTCGCCTTCGCTGGCGCTCAGTTCGAGGTCTCGCCGTGGCCCCGGCAGCGACTCGCCGCGCATCCCGGCGATCAGGCAGACGTAGAGGTAGAGCAGTTGCTCTTCGCTTAGGGTCTCCTCGAGCACGACGTAGCGGCGCGCGACGACGCCGTCGGCGGGGATGCGCTCGATGTCGCTCATAGCCGGATCGCCGCGCGCAGTCGATCGAGGACGGATGGCCGGCGCGGCTCGGCGACGATCTGCCCATAGGGCGCGCGCGAGCGGATGAACTTGAAGGTGGCCTCGACGTTCTCGCGAAGCGTATACGCCGCGTGCCCGTGCCCGGCGAACGGCTGATAGAGACCCAACCGAATCGGTGCGAGCGGCGGGTGCGCCGTCGTGGCCCACAGCCGAGGATCGGTGCGCGGGTGCGCGATCGACTCACGGATGCTCTCGGCTGCGGCGGCGGCGTCGCCTCGGCCACCGAACGCGGCGTCCTCCGAAGGTGCCTTCTCGCCTACCCGGTCGCGGTGGTCAAGCTGTTCGGCGACGTCGTCGAGCTCATCGCGCAGCCGCTGCATCTCGCGCTCATCGTCCATTGGCGCTCCCATGTCGCGAGGGTACTGCGCGCCGGCGCGGACGCGAAGGCTTCGGCCAGCCAAAGCGCACGCGCCAGACGAGCCGCTCGACGGCGAGCACCGTGACGCGGCAGATGGCTGTCTTGCCCCGTCCCGGCTGCACGGCGTAGCTCTCGCCCGGCCGATGCGCGCAGCGATCGCGGAACCACGGCGAGCGCTCGTTATCCGAGCACAGCCGCCGCGTCACGGTCTTGCGTCCGGCGACGACGAACTCGGCAAGGTCGGGCTGGAAGATCACTCGGGTTCACCGTCCTCGAGGCGGTGGAAGAAGCCGCGCTCGACGAGCCCCTCGGCGACGTCGTGCAGCAGGCGCTCCCACATCGAGATAGGCGCGAGGTTGCCGACCACGGCCTGCTGCACGACGCGGCTGCCGATTGCCGCCGTCAGCATCTTCCACAAGTGCGCCGCGGCGCGTGCGTCCAGTCCGTCGAGCACGTCCTCGAGTTCGACCGGCGTACTCGTCTCGAGTTCCTCGCCAGGTGCCATCGGCACGAACGGGTCGCGCACGATCGCCTCCGAGACGTCCACCACGAAGTGCGGGCGCTCGCCGGACTCAGCCGGGATGACGACGCCGAGTACGCCGTTGGGCGGGTTGCCGACGGAGCGCACCGGCGCGTAGGACTCGGTCGGGCCCTGCTTGGCGAGCCGAAGCGTCAGGCTCACTTGCTCTCTCCCGCCGGCTGAGCGGTCGCTCTGGTCAGGTCGGCGCGCATTGCCTGCACGTCACGCACCATCCCCGGCACGCGCGCCACGACGGTAAGCAGCACGTTCTCGAGGTCGCCGAGGCGCTTCTCGACGGCGCGGACGGTCTCGACGCGTTGGCGTCGCTCGTCCTCTGCTCGGCGCTTCTGTGCCGCCGTCTGCGCGGGCATCCTTCACGGCCTCCTGCGGTTGGACCGGGTAACGCGGGGGAGCGTACCACAGGTGGAAACTGATTTACCAGCGGAGCGCCAGCAGCGCGGCTCGCTCACGCGGCGTCAGCGTCCCCAGTTCCCGCGTCGGGCTGACGCTCAGCGTGCGCAGGATCTTCGTCAGCCGGTGCTTGCCGATCCTCGGCAGCGCCAGCAGCAGGCGTTCCACCGTCAGCCCCGCCATCTCCGGGACGTTGAGCACCGTCGGGATCGTCGCCCTCCCTCGACTCAATTCCCGCATCAACTCGCAGCGAACGGAGCGCGTCCGTGTCGCCGTCCCCAGCGCCGCCATCCGCTGGCGGTGTCTCTGCTCCGGCGTCATCCGTTCCTCCTGGCTCGGGTGGCTGTGCGCTGAATGGTCGCTCGGTTCGCCACTTCTCGTAGTGGCCGGGATCGAAGCTCAGGATCGAGATAGAGAGAAACGCGTCCTGCAAGTAGCCAGCGACGTCGGCGACGGCCTCCTCGAGTTCGCGGCCTTCGAGCAGCAGCGGGAACTGGCGCAGGATCGCCGGCGCCACCGCCTGGCACGCCGCGAGCAGCGGGGCGTTCAGCGTCTGCGGGATCTGCGTGTCGCCTCTCGTCTCGACGACGATGTTGTAGACGACCTGCGCAATTGCCGTCGCCTCGGCGTCGCGCGTGCGCGCGGCCTTGCGCGCCTGGCGCAGCGTGGCGTTGGAGATGCCGAGGCGTTTGGCGTTGCGCCCCATCACAGGTCCACTTGGCGGCGCACGAGCTGCTCGAGCGCAACGAGTTCGACGCGCACGTCGCCGCCGGGGGTGATCTGCGCCAGCCCGTTGCGCACGCGATCGCGCAGGGCCTCGGCGACCTTGACCGCGACTTCGTCATCTGGCGGGTTGCCGTCGAACGGCCCGCGCGGCAGCGGGAACTCGACGCTGACGAGCAGCGACACGGTGTAGTCCGGTGTCTCCGTCTCGTCGTCCTCGACGTCGTCCTCCTCGCCGGTGGCCTGCGCCTCGGCGACGGGTTGCTCCTGTGCGTCGTCCCCCTCGGGAGTCTCGTCGGCGGCGTGCAGCTCCTGCGCGAGCGCTGTCGGCGGCGACTCGACCGCCGGTGCCGTGCGCTCGTCGTGCTCCTCGTTGCGGTTCAGCGCCACTTCGCCGCTGCTGTTGCCGCGAATCGTCCCGTCCGCGCGCAGCGCGTCGAGCGTCGTGCGTAGGTCAGCCGTGCCGATCGCGAGCCGGTCCTGCAGGTCGCTCGGCAGGATGCCGTCGGGATAGGCGCGTTGCAGCTCGCCGACGACCATGTCGCGCGCCCAGTCCTCCGCACGTGCCTCACTCTCCGCCATCGGTCTCTCCCATCTCGTCGAGGTGTGCGAGGACCGGCACCGGATCGGAGTCGGGGATCTCCTCGAAGGTGGCGTGTTCGCCCTCCCCATGCTCGACCGGCTTCACGCGGCCGTCGGCGACGAGACGATGTAGCGAGATTTCCAAGTGCGGGCGGTAGCGCTCCTCGACCTCGTCCACGAGCGACGGTGCTGTCGCGTTGCCGCCGGCGGCGCGCACGAGCTCGAAGACTGCCGCGTCGATCGCGGACGGACGCATCTCGGGGGCCATCGCCGAGGACGGTAGCCAGCGGTTGCTCACCGGGCGCATGAGGTGCGCCTGGCGGCCAGCCTGCACGCGGAAGTCGCAGCCCTCGCGCTGGCAGGCGACCGCGTGCTCTTTGTGGGCGGCGAACTGCCCGCGGGCGCTGTAGAAGCGCATAGTGATGAATTCGATGCCGACCTCGACGCGCTGCTTGCAGCCCTCGCAGCGCAGGCCGGCCTTGATCTCCGCTGCGATCCGCTGCGCGCTCGAGGGCTCGACCTCGCGCATCGACAGGTCAACGCCCTGTCCTGGCGCATGCTGCTCCAAGCCTGCCATTCGCTGCCTCCTCGGATCCGGGTAACTCGCGTACCCTAGCGTCTCGCGCGGCTAGGGATCGTGCTGGCGCAGGTCAAGGCTCACGGCGAGCAGCGCCGCAGACTCGGCGAGCTCCATCGACGCGCCACGCAACGCCAGCGGATCGTTCTCGCGCACGGCGGAGATGAACGAGCGCACACGCTGAGCGACGAGGTCCGTGCTGCCGGTGCGCCGGGATTCGACCACGGCCTCGGTCAACTGCTCAGCGACGCGCCCGCGCGCCTTCGTCGCAGCTTCCTCCCCCTGCTTGTATTCGTCCTCGACGCTGGTCGGCAGGCTCACGTTGACCTCCTTCCAGAAGCGGACTCGATGTCCTCATCGAGGTCGAGCTGCGGGCGCTGGAAGCCGAGCCGCTCGTCGGCGATCGGTTGGCCCGCCGCGAGACGCTGCTGCTGGCGAATCATCTTGAGCATCCCGTAGAGCTCGCCAGCGACCATCACGTAGACCTCGGCGTGCGCATAGTCGTCGCCCTCGGTCCCGGTCGAGACGTAGGAACGCACGGGTTTGCCTTTTTTATCGAGCTCGGTCCGGCGCTTCGGCGCGCACATCTGCGCCACATAGCGCGGCGGCGGCGCGCCGAGCGGCCACTTACGCTGCTGGCGGATGGCGTCGAACGTGGCATCGATCGCCTCGGTGCGGTTGATCGTCACCATGTTCTTCTTGCCGTTGTAGAGGAAGGCGTCGGCCTCGTTGCGCCAGTCATAGGCCGCAAGGAAGACACGGCCGGGGAAGGTCTGCGCGAGCGCGCGCGCCTGGCGGCGCTCGGGTAGCGCGTCGACGACGACCACATGCACGCCGAACAGTTCGATGAGCGTCGCCGCCTCCTGGAAGTCGCGCGGCTCGCCGGCGTAGAGCTCGCGGCGCTCGCCCGACGGCAGTAGCTCGTCGATGACGCAGTTGAGGTTGCGCTCGGAGGCGACGTCGAGGCCCATCAGGACCGGGAAGCGCCCGCGGTAGCGGCTGAGCGCGTGCTGATGGCCGCGCGAGGCTGCCGCCTCGATGTCCGCCGGCGTCAGCGACGCCTCGCTCGGCGAGTACGCCAGGCCGAGGTCGTTGTTGTAGAACGCCTCGACCTCGTGCGGTGCCGTCTTGCGGCTGTTGCGGACCAGCTCGAGCAGGTCGGTCCGCGGCACGATCAGTCGGCTTACGTGAAAGCCGATGATGTCGCCAGAGCCGGTGGTGATCCACCGGCCAGCGTGAATCGGTCCCTTCGTCTCGCTGTCGGGCGGCTCGAGCGAAGCGTCGCAGTCGCCGCACGCACGCCAGGCACGCTCGACGTCGTCGCGGTTGGCGTACTCATCGCGACCCGCGCGCATGACCTCGTCGGAGCCGGGGTTCGTCCAGCGCATGTTCGCCTCCCACGTCAGCGCCTGCTCGCGCTCACACTTCGGGCATGTGACGTGCCAGATGCGCTTGTCCGAGCGCTGATAGAGCGCGTCGATGCCGTAGCCCGGCAACGTCGGGTAGCCGAGGCGGCGCGTGCGTGGCGATCGACCGGCCGCCACGGCACCGGCGAGACGGCGCTCGGCCTGCGCGAGGTTCGCGGGGTCGAGGTAGTCGTACTCGTCGAAGACCAGCGCGTCGGCATCAACCGACTGCACGGCGGACTTCGAGCGCGTGCCGCGCAGGCCGAGCCAGCCGCCACCGATCCGCTTGAGGTGCTTGTGGTGGACGTAGTCGGGCAGGATGCGCCGACGCAGCAGCGGCGAGTCTTCGATCGAGGGCTCGATGCGCTGGTCGCCGAAGTCGGCGACGTCGTCGTCGGTCGGGAAGAAGTAGATGACGCGGTCGGCGTACTGCTCGGCGCGGCGTGCCGCCCAGCGCCAGGCGTAGGCACTGTTGTGCGAGACGAGGCCCTCGGCGACGAATGTCCCGGTAGACGTGGTGAGGTCGAGCAGCCGTTGCTCGGGCATCTGCTCGATAGAGACGATGGTGGCCCACGTCCTGTCCCATAGCGCCGGGAGCGCCTTACCCTCCCACCAGCGCCAGTCGTCACGTACGAATCTCGTGGGCCGCGCAAGACCTAGGACACGCATCACCTCCGCCATGCGCGTGCAACTGATGCGGCCGACATCGCCGTAGTCACGTTTCGAGATCGACTCCTTTACCCGAATTGACCGACTCACAAGATGCGCGAGTGCCCGGTCGTACACGTCACCGTGCTTCTGCGTCACGGTGAGCTGCGCGCCGCTGCGGTTGCGGCCCAGGTGTCCCTCGCCGTCGAGGATGCCGCCGAACCATGCGTCCTCGAGACTCGCCGCTCCCCACGGCTCGACAAGACGTCGGATCTCGTCGCCATCGAGCATATCCCGTGCAGCCATCCAGGTGCTGCCCTGCGACTCGCCCCCGCGCCGAGTCAGCCAGCGATGCTCGCCGCTGCACACCATCGACTCCCCGTCCTCGAAGACCAGTCGCAGCGCAGGCGCCGCTCGTTCCGTCTTCGCCTCGAGCGTCGCGGTTCGCATCCGGCGTTGGCCGTGCTCATCCACGCCGATTAGTTCGTCGCCGAGGCGTAGGTCGTCCATCGTCACCCAGCGCAGGTCGGCCGTCAGCACGCGCGTCTCCGGCGCCAAACACATCCCAACCTGCGCGGCCTTACACCAGATGGCTTCGCGCGCGTCGGCGACTTCCTCGCTGTACCACGCCTCCTGAAAGGGGAAGTTCTCGAAGTCGAGCTCTACGCCGCGCTCGGGCACAAGGAGTGCCCACTTGCGCATCGTGCGCGCGCTGCCGTCACGTTGCTGGCGTCGGCGCAGCACCTCTTCGCGGACGGTCGCGGCCAGGCCCTGCGCGTTCGTACTCGCACGGACTGACAGAAGAGGGCGCGGTCGGGTTGCCACCGCGCAAGCCTAGCCGTGAGTTCAGCGCATAGCTAATGACGCAGGCGGGCTCTCTGGTGAGCGCGCTGTTCGCATTGATTCCTGGTGGTGGCGGGCTGCAGCGCGTTCACCACTTCGTCGAAGGCGATCCGCGCCACCTCGAGTTCCTCGAACTTGGCGGGTGCCTTCTTCTCGGCCTCGAATATCAGTTGATTTACACGGGCCTTGGCGTGCCCGTTGTTGCTGCTCGCTTCGTTGCAGCCTTCTCTCGAGCTGGCGATCCGCGAGGTCTGAATTTCGCCGGTCGTCGTCGAGTGCTGAGCGATGGTGTAGACGGCCAGTGCCGCGAAGAGCAGACCGCCAACGACGAGCACGCTGGCTATAACGCGAAGCCACCTCGTGGTGCGCCTTCGCTCGTCGATCAGGCGGTCGAGACGCTCCTCGAGCGTGAGTCCCGGCGTGTCAGGGCTCATCCGAAGCCTCCGATGCGCCGGCGTGACGACGTGCCTCGCGGTAGGCGCGCAAAGCCTCCTTTATCGCCTGCTCCTCGCGCTCGTCCTCGGCCTCGACGGTCTTCACGACCGCGAATTGCCCGACTCCGACAAGTGCCAAACCCGCGCCGACCCATAGGGCGGACGAGTGATCGGTGAGTATCCAGAACACGAATCCAACGATCAGGATGACGAAGCCGAGCGCGATCGTCAGCGCTGGTCTGTAGCGGACGAGGTTCACCCCTCACACCGTCATCTCTCTCTCAGCGGGCGTAGGACAGCAAGCACCATCCCATCGAGCGGTGCGAGACCCATCCTTGTTCTGAATCTCGAGCCGTCCGCGCGCTGAGCGATCACGTCGTGGCCCTCTGGTCGTGGTCGCCGGCCGTAGCCCGTGCGCTTGTGGTCGTGGCTCGGGCGTTCCGTCGCCGGCATAAGGTCCTCGACCGTCTGCCCAACTAGCGCTGACGACTCGCTCGCGAACATGGCGGCCGCGGCGGCGTTCGCCTCGGCGATGCGGCCCGTCTTGGCGTCTACCAGCAACGCGGGTACGTCGCCGGCGTCCGTTACGTGATGGAACGCCCGCTTGCTCCTGTGCCGCTCACGGAAGCGCGCCCACGGGTTACGCGTCTTCGGGGCGGTCGGCTCGTCCACACGACCATCCTAGGCCAGCGCCGGAGAGCAAACCGTTGGGCTAGTTCTGGTCGCCAGGAAGCTGCTCGTCCTCGGACAGTTCGCCGTCGTCTAGGCGATCAGAGCGGCGCACGTCGGCCTCAGTGAGGCGCTGTCCGCCGTTCGTCTGCTGCTCGAGTTCGTGGCTCAGGGGCTCGTCGTCTCTCTCGTGCATCACAGTCCCGGACTCTATCGAGAAGCGGCGAGCCTACCCCCATGAGGGAGGCAGGCTCGATGCCGAAGGGGTGCTAGACCGCGGCGCTCGCCGACGGAGACCCGAACTCCTGCTGCCAGTTTTCGGGTTCGCTCACCGGCGCGTAGGAGAGGTATCCGCCGGGGGTCATCGCCGGGACGGGACCTCCGAGCACGCCGCAGTAGTCGTAGCGCGTCGGGTCGCTGCTCTGGCTCTGCAGCCCGAAGTACGCCGGCTCCGCGAAGTTCGACATGACGATGCCGTCTACCTCGTAGTTGGGCGTGCTCTGCACCGGGTCGCAGATCTCGACGGGGTAGATGCGCTCGCTCGCCGCGTCCGTGATCGTGCGCAGGGACTGCATCACGTACGGGTCGGCGAGCATCTCGAGCATCTCATGCGAGGCGACTTCTGAGGACTGCTCGCCATCTTCCTTCGTGGTCTGGCAGAAGACCTTGGCGAGCGGGACTTCCGGCGCGTCGGCCCGACGTCCGCGCGATGAGTGCGTGGACGCTTTTTTGGGCTTGCCGTTGGGCGTGCCCTTCTCGAACGCCTCGTCTTCGTGGTAGCCGAGGGCACCTTCCTGGTCGCTCGTGTCGAGCAGTTCGAGATGCCATGTGCCCTCGGGCACGGTCTCGCCCTTGGCAAGGAACTCGACGCCAGCGACGGGCGGCGCGAGCTTCTGCGTGACCCACTCGGAGTCGTTCCAATGTTCGGCCGCCTGCTTGGCGAGCGCTTTGGTCATCGAGTCCGCTTCCTGGTCGGTGAACACCGACGAGAGGTTCTGAACGGTGATCGTGACGGGCGTGTCGTCGGGTGCCTTCCCGCTCTCCGCCGGTGCCGTCTGCGTAGCTGTGTCGGTCATCGTGTGTCTCCCTTCGTTGCGATCGGGTTTCTAGCGTTACGGTGCAGCGCAGAGCGTACTACCCGCCGCCCTCGACAACGTCGGGATCTCCGCTCGATGCGGGAAGCTCGCGGTCGCTGAGCTCGAGTCCCTCCCGCAAGCCGATGAGGTCGCTAAACGTGCCCTGGACCTTCTCGACGGCCTCAAGCAACGGCGTGCGCAGCGCCTCGGGCATGTCGAGTTCGGCGACGTCGGAGGCGAAGCGCTCCATCGAGTCCACCATCGCCGTCGCCACCGCGCGCTGCTCTATGAGCTGGCGCAGCGTGGCGAGGTCCTCCGGCAGACGGCCGGTCGCTTGTAGGAGGACGAGCACACTGTTGCGCGCATCGTTGGCGCGCCCCTTGGCGCCGACGGCCGCCGACGGATGCTGCTCCTGGTAGCGCACGGCGAGCGCCTCGAAGTCACCGATCGACGTCTGGAAGCCGAGCATGATGTCATCGACCACGCTCAGCGGGTCAGCCTTGAGCGCCAGCGGCAGTTCCGTGCGCCGGCGCTCGGCGGCTTCTTGCGTGGCGCGGACGCTCAGTTTCGCCTCGGCCGCGATCGCCTCCCACGTCCAGTCCTGCGCGCGACGTTGCAGGATCAGCGTGTCGCGTAGGTGCATCGCGCCGGAGGGCGGACGCTTCGATGTGCGGCTGCGCTTGTGGGTGCGACCTTTGGGACGTGGCGGCTTACGTGTCGATTTGGACGTACTTTTGGACGTACTTTTGGACGCTTTCTTCGGCGCTTTCTTCGGCAGTTTCTTCCGCGGTTTCGCCGCTGGCTTCGCCCGTGCCTTCGCATTCGGCTTCGCTGCCGCTTTCGCCGGCGTTCGTTTCGGTGCTCGGGGAGCCACTTACCCGAACAGTTGCACGGCGGCAGCGAGCAACCAGTGCAGCATGACGATCGTCGCTGCACCGGCGCAGAGCCGCCAGCCGAGTGCGCGAGCGTCGCTCATGCCCCGACGAACAGGTCGTCGCTCGCGAGGCAGTAGCTGCCGTGCACCACGACGAGGCCGTTGCGCCGTAGCGTGCCGAGGTAGGTTCCGAACGTGCCGCCCGTCACAGACATGCCGAGCTCGTCGGCGAGTTGCTGCTTGGAGTAGAACTCGGGATGGCATGCGATGAGCAGGTCGAGCATCTCGCGAGCGCCCTTCTTGAGCTTCGAGCGCCACATCTCGCGAATCTCATCGGGCGAGGCCGCGTGACCCGGCTCGACGCCGGCGCGCTCAAGCCCGGCGTCGGTGACGCCGGTGTCCGTGCCGTTCTCGTCCACGTAGCCCGACCGCTTGAGCACGCCCCAGTAGGTGCCGAACGTGCCGCCGGTGATCTTGAGGCCGGTCGCGAGTCCGACCTGCGAGCGCGTCAGGCGCAGCGGGTGCACGCGCGCCATCTCCTCGAGGATGCGTCGCGCGCCTGCCTTGAGCTGCGGCTCGTCGCCGTTGCTCGAAGACGCCGGCCGCTCTCGGACGCTACCGGCGTCTACTGCGTTCCCACTCTCCGAGGAGCGTCGCGAGGGCGCACGTGGACCGCCGTTCGAGCCGCTGTCCGGCGCTCTGCGACGTTGAGCCGGACGACTCGGGGCCGCGGTTCTGTGGACCCCCTTCCGGTCCGACGACGCGCGCTGCAGAGCATCGCCGTCAGACCGCAAGCCTGGTACAGACTGCTTACGCGCCGCGGCGAGGGCTGCCGCCGTGGGCGCGCCCGACCATGCGCCGATGGTGTCGCGCGCGCGTTGCAGGTAGCGGCGCCCGTCGATCGCGTGCTCATGCGTTCCCTCGAGCGCGTCGCACAGCCGCTCGGAGAGAACGTCGCCCAGCGCGTCCCGCACGAGCACGATGCCGCCAGCCGTGTCGATGACTTCGTTGTCCGCCCCCTCGAGGTCGGCGATCAACTGCGCGTATTCCTCGGCGGTGAACGGCGGCTCGGTGTTCCCCACAGCCATCAGGGCGTCGCGCTCGCGCGTGAGGTCAGTGATCTTCCTACGCAGCGCGCGCGGGTCGTCGGCCTTCGCCTTCTCGACCTGCTCGGCGAAGCGCTCGCGCAGGGCCTCGACGTCGATCGACGCGAGCTTTGTCGGTTCGACGCGCGCCTCGCCGGCCTTCGGCGTCGCCGAGCTGTTGAAGGTACGACGCTTGCGGATGCGCACGCGCACGCGTAGCGGCGGCTCCTCGCCGGGCCCGTAGAGCCAAGCCTCGCCGATCGCCAGCGCCGCAAGGCTGTCCATGATTTCGCGCCGCTCGGCGAGCGAGCCGTTGCGCTTGATGTAGTCCTCGACGGCGTCCTGGTCCTGCGGGCCGATCGTGCGCAGGATGATGAGAATGTCGAGCTGCGAGAGCACGTTCTTGTTGATGACCGCCGCGCGCTGCGTAATCAGCGTCGTGCCGAGCCCGCGCAGACCACCGCGGCGAACGATCGCCTCGGCCGAGCCGAGCATCTTCGTCTCTTCGGGCCCAGGCTTCTGCGGCGCGAACAGGTCGCCCTCGTCCCAGAATCCGTGCAGCGGGTCGCGCTGCTTGTTCTTGCGCGCGTAGAGCCGTGCGAAGAACGCCGTCGCGAAGCGCACGGTCGCCGCGTGACTCTCGTCAATCTCCGAGAGGTCGATGACGTAGAAGCCCGGCTGGTCGACGATCAGGTCGGCGATCGCCTTCCCGTCGTGCTCGGTGATGGGCACGTCGCCGTGCTCGCCGCCGAGGACGACGACCGGCAGGCCCGCCCGCGTGCCGTCGGAGCTCGAGCGCAGTCCCCACCACGCGCCGGTAGGGTCCAGCGCGTACCACGGGATGCCGAGGCGGCATAGCTCCTCGGCGAGAACGGCGGCGGTGTACGTCTTGCCTACGCGGCGCTTGGCGAGGATCGCGCCCGTCTTCGTGACGTAGTCGAGCGGCAGCGTGAGCGCCCGGCTTATCTTGAGCCCGTCGGCGGTGGCGGTCACGCCGCTACCCGTCCACCGCAGAGCGGGCAGCGCTTCTCGGCGTCGACGAAGCCGCCGCAGCCCTCACAGTGCCCCGTGCTATGGCCGGCGAAGACGTAGCCGCCGCCCTCGCGACGGTAGAGCGCCCGGCCGGACCGAGGCCGCGCGAAGCCGCGCCCCGCCGTCGCGTCGAGCCAGCGCCACGCGCCGGCGTCTCGGACGGTGAGGCCATCCGCTGGTCCTCCGCGCGCCTCGACACGAGCCACGCCTAGGCCAGCACAGCCGGGTCGGCGAGCGATTCGCGCAGCGCTTGGACCGGGTCCTCGACATCGCTGCTCGCCGGCGCCTCGGGCATCGTGAACATTTCGCCCGCCTCGGCGCGCGCGAGTAGCTCGCGGTACATGCCGCGCGCGTCGTCGCGCAGGACATCGAGAGAGTCGGCGCGCTTGCCGCTCATCGCGGCGACCAGTTCATCGGCGACGGCGAACTCGTCCTCGCTGACCTCGACCTGCGCCGGCCAGAGCACCTTCTCCGGCGGTTCGCGCACGTCCTCGTGCCAGCACATCTCGAGGACCTCGATCGACTTGCCGGCGGAGTAGGGCACGATCACGCCGACCGACTGGCGCGAGCGCTTCGTCCACTTCACCACGCCGACGCGCTTGTTCTTCTGCATCGTCTCGCAGAGCAGGCGCAGGACCTTCGCTGTGCCTGGCGCGTCGGAGGCGACGAAGTAGGAGTTGCGCACGCGATCGCGGCGGACCTCCTCGGTGCGGATGAATTCGACCACGCGCATCTCCTCGAGTTTCGTGCGCGCCTCGATGTCGGCGATGCTCTCCGTGAGGTCCACGAACGAGCCGTCCTCCTTGCGCAGTCCGCGCCGCACGTCGGAGCGATCGACCGGCGTACGCTCGTCGCCGTTTATCTCGAACAGGCCACTCGGCGCCGCCGCGAGCTCGGCGTCAGGTTCGGAGGGCTCGATCGCCAGCGGCGCGTCGCCGGCGTCGTCGTCCTCGACCATCAACTCGGCGGCCGTCTTGAGGTAGCCGTGGTTCGGTCCAGCGGTGTCCCATTTCGGCGCGTCCTCGGGCTTGCCCGTCGTGCCGTACAGCGCGACCGGGCACTTGACCAGCCCGAACGCCAACGTCGTCTTCGTTCCTCGCGGTGCGGCCATGACTGCGGTCCTCCTAACTCGTGGATCGGGTAACTGCCCGACATGGTAACTGAGTTTCCAGACTAAACAGACTTTGCGTGCGGAAAGTCCCTAAACCGTAGGTCCTCGGGGATCGCGTCGAGCGGCGTATCCGGCCGCGCGCCGCCGAGTTGCTTGAGGAAGAACGCCGTGCCGGGCCCGCGACGTTCGGTGTTCGGGTCGAACAGGTGGCGCGTGTGCTGGCAGTAGGCGCGCAGGTCGCGGACCCACTCGAGCCTCATCGGTCGATGCCCTGGACCGCTCTCGCCGCCCGCGATCAACCAGTCGATGCCGGTCAGCGAGAGCTCGTCGGCGTTCGAGCCGTCGCTCCATCGTCGGCGTGTCTCGTTGCAGGGGTCGAGCAACTGCTCGTAGTCGTAGAGCAGCGGACCGATCAGCGGCTCGGCGCTGATGAAGCGCACGGCCGCCGGCGTCTGACGCAGGAGGTCCGCGCGCGAGACGAACTGCCGACTGCCGACCGAGACGCCAAGCCAGACGTTCGGCAGCGGCCACTCGAGGAAGCCGTCCCACGCCTCGACGCGCGCGCTCGCCCACTTCGGCATCCGCAGCGCGCGATAGGCGAGCATCTCTCGGGCCTGCGCGTGCACGTTGTCAGGCCACTCGCCCCAACCGAGCACGTCGCGCATCCGCTCGGGGCGCTTCGTCAGGATCTGGAAGGTGTGCTGCGGCGCGAGCGCCATCACGGCGAAGACGCGGGCGATGTACCACGTCGGGACCTGCTCGTGAAACAGGTCGCTCATCGAGTTCACGAACACGAGCTTGCCCTCCGTCTTCCCCGCGGCGCGCGCGGCGTCGCCGAGGCCCTTCCACTCCGCGGCGCCGCTGAGCGGCTCGCGGAGCTTGTGCGGCTTGAGCAGGACATTCTCGGCTGCGTTCGCCGGCGTCCAGGGCTTCGTCGTCTGCCCGTAGCGCAGCGAGAGCGTCATCGCGTAGCAGTTGCGGCACTCCGTGCTGACGATCGAGCAGCCGTGCGTCGGGTTCCATGACAGGTCAGTCCAGCCGATGTTCGTCTCTTGCGCCATCAGTTCCTCCTCGTCATAGGGCAAAGTCCGGGAAGGGCACGTTCGCGCCGGTCAGCCGCCGGCGCGCGATGCTCGCGTAGTCGCCGTTGAGGTCGAAACCGAGTGCATCGCGGCCGCGTTCGACGCCAACCTTGAGCACCGTCCCGGAGCCCACGAAGGGATCGAGAATCAACGAGCGCGCGCCCCCCTCAGCGTGTGAGCATGTCGGGCCGAAGCCAGTCGTGACGGCCGTCGCTGCCTTCGTCATCGTGCCGTTGATCGCCCTGCGCGCCTCAGCGCCCGTCGCCGCCAGCCGTCGCGCGTCGCGACTCGGGCCCGCGCGGACCTCCATCACCGTGCGCTCGAGCTGTCGCTGCCACGGCGCGCCGCAGACCGTGCACGCCCGCGATGCGCTCCCGGCGAGCACCATCGGGTCGATGAGCTTCACCGGGAAGGTCGCGAAGTGCGCCTCGGGGAACGGCACCGTGGCGACCGTCCAGACCGACCGCTTGTTCGCGCCCTGGCCGTTGCGTCCCTCACGGGTGTAGAGACCACTGTGCGGCGGCAAGATACCGCCGCTCGGCTCGAGCGCTTGCGCAGTAAGGATGCTGCGGCGATGGTCGAGGCCCTTGTCCGGTTCCTTGATCGCCTCCGCGTCGAAGAAGTAGTCGTGCCCGGTCCAGAGATTCAGGCGTCGCGAGCGTTCACCATCGGGCGCCTCGGCGAACTCCTCGCCGGCCTCGTTGACGAAGCGGTAGTCGCCGTCCGGGCGCGAGCGCCTGCCGCGACCGTCGCGGTGCGTCCAGTAGGTCGGGTTGCCCGACTTCGCGAACATGAATAGGTACTCGTGCGCTCGGGTCGTGCGGTCTTTGGTGCTCTCGGGCATCGGGTTCGGCTTGTGCCAGATGTCGTCCATGCGCAGATACCAGCCGTCTTCGCGAAGCGCGAACGCCGCCAGCCACGGGATCCCCAGCAGGTCCTTCGCCTTGGCGAAGCCTTTGCGCCGGCGTGTGTCTTTGGGCGCGGGCGGCACGAGACCCTTGGCAGCGCGGCCGCAGTTGCCCGCGCGATCGCCGGCGCCGCGCCCGTAGCTGTCGCCGAGGTTCAGCCATAGCGTGCCGTCGGCGCGCAGGACGCGGCGCACCTCGGCGAACACTTCGACCAGATGCGCCACGTAGTGATCCGGCGTCGTCTCATGGCCGAGGCAGCCCTCCCAGCCATCGCCCCACAGCGACGGCGGGACGTCGTAGTCACGCAGGCCGTAGTAGGGCGGAGAGGTGATGCAGCACTGGACCGAGTCGTCGTCGAGCTCGCGCAGTCGATCGAGGACGTGGCCCTCGCGGAGCTCCCACGACGCGCTCACGCGACTACCTCGCGCAGCACCGCAAACGCGAGCAGCGGTGGCACGGCGTTGCCGATCTGCTGGAACACCTTTGTCCGCGTGCCCTGCCACGGGTAGTCAGGCGGGAAGGACTGCAACACCGCTGCCTCCGCTACAGAGACGCGCACGGCGTTCGCCTGCTGCGAGCCGGAGACCTTCGAGTCGTGGTGGCCGGGCTCGCTGATGCGAGGATCGCCAGTGACGGTCGTCGCAGGTCTGTCCCACTCCCAACCGTCGCGGCCCATCTCAGCGTTGAAGGCCGACTGACCCGGTGCCGGGATCAGGCCGTGGCTTGTCACCGTCTTGACGGGACGATCGTGCGTCCACGAGTCGTTGCTGCTCTCACCGGCGATCGTCGGCGCGGGCTCATCGACCGAGCGCTGGCGAGCGTATACGGGTGCGCCCGTACGCGTGTCGCGTTGGTCGCGCGAGTTATAGCTCGCGGGAGCCGCGAAGGAACGGCAATCGGTGAAGCGGCGCGTGATCCACGTACGCTCGGCGTGATCGTGACCGCCGGTGATGGTTGGCGCGGGCTCGTCTAGGTCTCGCTCGGTGGCGTTCGCGCGACTGTTCGAGCGGAAGCGCGTCCAGCTGCGCGCCTTCTCCGTCAGTGCGAATGCTGGCTCGGTCGCGGGTCTAAGATCGCGCTCGCGATAGTCGGCGGCGTCGCCCTCGACGTCGTTGCGCCGGGGGAAGCCGACCTCGTCGTCGGGCCCAGACCAGCCGAGTGCCTCCGCCATGCTGACCCACGGCAGCAGATTCGACTCGCCAGCCTCGACGATGCGCTCCGGCTCGGGTGCGTCGAAGAGCGACTCATCCTGCACGGCGCGCCGGCGCGGAGCGATGTAGCGCCGGTGCGTCGCAGGCGGTTCGCGTGCCTCAACGCTGTCGCGCCGTGCGAGCAGAATCGCGCGGCGGCGCGTCTGTGGAACGCCGTAGCGCTCAGCGCTAAGCACGCCCGTCCAGACGGAGTAACCGAGCTTGCGAAGGCCCCCCCCCATGACGTCCCACAGCGGCAGCACCGGCTCGACCTGCTCACACGCGACCCATACCGGGCGCAGCTCGAGCGCCCAGCGCAGCGGCTCGAGTACCAGATGCGCGCGCTCGTCCTCGCACCTCTCGTCGAGTTCCTCACGCGAGAGAGGCGAGCCCTCGAGCAAGCGCGCGATCGCTTCCTCGTAGGCGGCGAGCGCGCGGCGGCCGTGTCCCTGGCCTGCCATCGAAAACGCCTGGCATGGTGGCGAAGCGATAAGCCCCCAAAGCCCCGGCTCGCCCTGCTCGCGGTAGACGCGCTCGAGCAGGGCGGGATCGGCGAGCAGCATCTCGAGCGCCTCCACTTCGGCTGCGGCCGCGAGCGCGAGCGTCGCGCCCGGGCTGAGCGTCGAGACGTCGGCGCGCAGAGTGCGCAGTCCCGCGACCGCGCGCGTGGCACACGCCGTCTCGTCCATCTCGACGCCTAGCGGGAAGACGTCGAGTGCGTCAGCAGCGACGTCCCAACCGCCGGGCCCAGCGAACAGGTCTACGACAGTCACTCGTCCGTCGAAACCCTGCGACGGTCCTGCATGATCTGCTCGGGCGGATCGACGGTGACGACGCCCTTCCAGTTCAGGAACGCGACGGCCTTCCAGTCGCCGACGAGCGCGCCCTCGCCCTTGCCGGTGACGACCTCGACGGCGGCGTCGGCGTCCGGCGCTTCGACCATCCGCAGCTTGTAGGCGTCCCCGCCGGGCGTCTCGTCGGGCTCCATGATCGGCACCCACACGCCGCGGTGCTTGAGCGCCGCCATCGTCGCGTTGCCGAGAACCTCCGTCTCAGAAACCGGGACGCCCGGCTGATGGCCGAGCAGCACGCGCCGCAGCACGACGTACTCGGTGAGTGCCCTGTCAGCCTTAGCGACCGGCGGCACCGTAGGTTTGCTTACACGGGGTTTCGTCGGCTTAGGCGACATGGTTCTCCTCCTCGATGTGGGCGAATACCGCGATGGCGCGGCGCGCCTTCTCGGTCTTGATACGCATGTAGGGCAGTAGAGCGGTGAGGAACGCCGAGACGTCCCGGCGGGAGTTGATCTGCCACGAGTGCTTGCAGGCCGCTCCGCGGCGATTCTCATAGCGCTGTGAGTAGACGAAGCCGCCGAAGCCCTCCAGCCAGCGCATAAGCGACTCGTCCGTGTTCGCGATCTGCACTTGCACCGAGCGCTTGGGTGCTGGACGGATCGTGATGCAGCCCTCGCCATCGAGCAGGCCTGCGAGGTATGCGCGCACGGCCGGATCGTCCGGTATGCGCAGACGGGAACAGTCGTCGTTACGCCTCTCCCAGCTCGCACTGAGCGCGCACGAGCGGCAGCGCTCGCCTCGCCCCTTTGTCTCGCGGCCGCAGTCGGCGCAGCTAGCCGCCATTGGTCGTTCCCTTCGCTAGTCGTTGGCTTCGCTCGCGCTCGAGCTCGGCCGCGAGCGCGACCACCTCCGAGCGCACGTACACATCGTTGGAGCCCTCCACCTTCACTGGCGCGGGCATCCTGCCCTGGCGACGCAGCCTCGTCACGTGCGGCTTCTGCACGCCGAGGATCTCCGCCGCCGCGCTTGACCCGACGAGCTCAGGCTGCGCCGGCTGTTTCGCCAGCCACCGCACGAACGCCTCGGGGACTGCGCCGCGTAGCTCTCGGCGCAGACGGCCGAGCAGCCGATCCTCGTCGACGAACCTCACGCTGAGGCGCGCGCGTCGAGGTAGCGGATCAGAGCGAAGACGAAGACGATCAGCGCGAGCGCGAACAGGGCCTGGTTGGGCCGGTCCTCGAACGTCTGCTGCACCATCCCCGCCAGCGCCAACACGATAAGACCGGGCGTCACGGTCGGACCTCCACTCGATCGGGTAACAAGATCGCGGACGATAGCACGGTGGTCAGCCGTTTACCACCTTGTTCGTGAATAGTCGTGAATGACTACGTGAGCGCGAGCTGCGATTCGCCCGGCGCGACGCGGCGCTGCTGCTCGATCGGCAGGAACTCGGCGACCTGCACCTCGCGGCGCAGCACCTTGAGCGCGACGCCCTGGCCGTCGCCGCGTTCGCTCGGCACGGCGTAGTGCTTCTCGGCGACGGCGAGCGTCACGAGGTTGTCGTCATGCCAGAGCACGCCGGTCAGTCCATCGAGCACCGCGCGCAAGAGCTTGTCCACGTCGGGGTCCTGCGCCGGGGCGGCTTCGGCGTGGGGCTTGAGCACCGCGGCGTTGCGCCCGGTGCCCCAGTCGTTCTCGCGGCGCTTGAGGAAGAAGTCGGCCTCGACCATCAGCGAGACGTCAGTCAGCGGCTCCTCGCTCCACGCGCCGGCGGCGAACTCGGCGATCTTCGCGCGCCACGGCTTGAGCGCCTTCTCGTTCGACGCCTTGACGTTGACGACGATCCCGCCGCCGTCGCGGCGGTAGGGCTGCTTTGTCTTCGGGTGCAGCGGCACGAACGCCTGCATCGAGCCCTGCGGCACGGGCTCGCCCGGCACCCACAGCTCGAGCAGGACCTGCTCGGCCATCAGTCCAGGCGGCGGTCGCGGCCGAGGACCTCGACCGTGCGGCAGTAGCCGACGAGCCGAGACGCGAGCGCCTCGCCGAAGTTCTCGCCGGCCCACGCGCGCAACTGCTCGGGCGAGCGGTTCATCGTCACGAGCAGCGGCAGCGGACCCTCGATCCAGTTGTTGATCGCGACGTATAGCGGCTGTAGCTGGTGGTCCTTCACCGGCACCTTGTCGAGGTCGTCGAGCACGAGTGCACCGCGCGCCTGGTCGGCCTCGATCGCGCGCAGCGCCGACTTGTACTCCGGCGACTCGAAGGGCATCCGCAGTTTCGTCATCAGGTCAGCGACGCCGAGCCAGCGCACGTGGCCGACGTTCAGGCGCAGCACTGCGGCGGCACCGGCGATCACCGTCTTGCCACGACCGACGCGGCCGTGCAGCAGCAGTCCGCGCGCGTCGGGCTCGCTTGCCCACTCGCGCGCGACGTCGATCGCGGCCGCGCGCTCGTCGCGGTCGAGGTCCTCGAGCTTGACCGTGCGCCAGCGCTCCGGGATCCGCGACGAGCGCAGGCGCAGCGCGCGGGCCTCGGCGTCGCGCTCGCGGTCTTCGCGCTCGCGCTCGGCAGCGTCCGCAGCGTCTATGCACTTTTCGCATAGCACCGGCGCGCCCTCGCGCAGGTTCGCACGCGTCAGCCGAGCACCGAGCGAATCCGATGCGCCGCGGAAGCGCAACGAGACCTTGCGCCCGCAGCCAGTGCACGCGCGGTCGCCTTTCAGCGCGACCATGCGGCCGCTGCCGGTCCCGAAGATGTCGGGCGGTTTGACTGGCGCGCGTTTGCGGCGCTTGGGCTTTGCGGAGGCAGCGGGCATAGCGAGAGTGTCCGGGCGTGGCCGGACAGACGTCGGCGTCATATCCGGTCCTTCCAGGCATCGCCTTGCTTGATGAGCGGCTCGAGCGCGGCCGCCGGCGTCGGCGCGGCCGCGACTTCGCACATCATGTCGATGCGCTGTTCGGGGGTCTCGCCTTTCTGGCTGTTGCCACGCAGGGCGTAGCGCAGCTCGAGGTACTTCTTGCTCCGGTCGTTCTCGCCGTTGTGATGCGGCGAGCGGCCGAGCCCGTCGATCGCGCGCAGGACCTCGGCCTTCGGGCGCACCGAGAGCGCCGTGCGGATGATCCGCTTCTCCGTGTCGCCAAGCTGCCGGCGCAGGCGGTTCGGTTTCGCGACCGTCACGTCGTAGTGCTGCCAGACCTCCCCAATCTCGTCCGTGGGGGATATGGGGGTATCCACACCATTCTTAACTTCTACGTCACTTCGCTGTGGCTGCGCGCCTAGGGGGTCGTGGCTGGCAGCCAAGGGGGTCCGGTTTTCCGGCGGCTCGACGATGACCCATTCGTTCTCGAGGCGCTGACCGGCGTGATGGCGCTCGTGGACTTTGATCACGCGGGCCTCGACGAGCACCGGCGCCAGGTCGCTGATGAGGTCAGGCGAGCAGCCAGTGCGCTCGCCGAGTTCCTTGCGCGAGAGCGCTGCACGATCGTCGCGGTGCTCGTTGGCGTGCTCGAGCAGCGCGAGGTACATCGAGCGGGCATAGGCCAGCCGCCGAGCGCTCGCGGCGCCGGCGATCGCGCTCAGGGCCTGCATGGTGACGGGCACGAACGGCAGCGTGCGACCTTCGCGGACGAACAGCAGCGGAGCGCTCACGGGGGCGGGTCCTCCTTCGACATCATGGGAGGAGATTCGTCCGGCGCAGCGCATACGCTGCCAAGCGTCTCCTCCCTGTTCACGGGAATTAGAGGCCGTCGCGTTCTCCCTACGCGGCGGCCTCACTTATTTCTGCGACCTGCGCGCTATCCCTGCGCTGCCGCCGCATCTTCGCCGAGCAGCCGCGAGATGACTGCTGGCGCCGCCCCCGCGTTATCGAGCAGCTCGACAACCTGCTCGCGGGTGAACATCTGGTCGGCGTGCTGCACGAAGATCACCGCGAGCTCTTGGCTGATCTTCCACTCCTTGACCTTGTAGGTCCCGTCCGGCTGCTTGACGTTGATCGGCGTCTCCTTCACCGACTGCGGCAGCACGCGTGCGAGGACCTGCACCTCTTCGCCGGCGCGGAACAAACCGCCGCCGGGGTTCGGCACGGCGGCCCGACTCATGCTGACCTCAGTCGAGGTTTTCGAGCCGGCCGGTATGTACGTCTTGTGCGTCACCTTCGGGTCGCCCTCGAGCGTGCCCGCCGGGAACAGCTCCGGTTCGTCGCCGTCGCCGTCCTCGCTGCCGTTCTCCACGCGCTCGGCGAGGCTCGTGCCGTTGCGCGAGCGCCGGCGGCTCTCGAGGTCGTGCACGTCGCCGTCCTTCGCTGCGCTCGGCGTGTCTGGTTTCTCTGCCTCGCCTGGTGGCGTGGCCTTCCCTTTCGCCATCTGTCCTACCTCCTGTTGGGGATGCCCGGCTGCTGCCCGCCGGCGGCTGTCGATGCTACGGCCGACGCGCCAGGCGCGCGACCGACGACACTGGTATTTGCGGCCTCGGGGTATTCGCGCTCGAGCGCAGGCTCGAGGCCGAGTTCGCGAGCAAAGTCGAATACCCCCCCCCGCGCCACGCGCCGCAGTACCGCGCGCGCGATCGGGCGCGAGCGGTTGTGATGGCGCTCGTGGCAGATTTGACAGACGGGGAGCCGATTGCGGCGGTCCCACATGACGTCGCGTAGCTCATAGCCCAGCCGACGGGCCTCCCGGCGCAGGACCTCGGCGCGGATGATGTGGTGGCCCTGGACTGCCCGCGCCCGTTCGCAGACCGCGCAGAGCGAGCCATCGAACTCGCCGCGCCACCACCGCGGCTGCGAAGGTCGCGATCGACCGCGACTACGGCGCTTTGGCTGCGCGGGTGCCGGCAACACCTCGGCCACCTTGCGGCGTAGCTCGGTCGAGCGCATCCCCTCCCGACCGAGCTCGGAGCGCTGCAGCGGCGAACGCGACCGCTCTTGCCAGGCGCGCGTCTTCGCGGGGTCGGCGCGCAGCGGCTCCGAGCGCTTCACGCGGCACCGCCTCGCTTACGCGACACGGCAGCGCGCACGTGCGGCGGTACGTTCGGACCCGCGAGCTTGCGCTCGGGCTCGCGCTTGACGACGACCATCTTCGTCTGACGGTGTCCGAGCTGGCAGGTCGAATCGCGCGGGCCGTAGCTGACGGCCGCACAACGCGGGCAGCGCAGGTCTACCCATGCGCTCACGAGGGCAGCACGGCGCGCATGGCCTCGCTGAACTCGAAGTCCTCGGGCAGGAAGCCCATCGTGCCGTTGCGGATCCCGAACAGGTAGATCACGGCGCCGGTCGTGCCCCACTCGCCGTCCTCACGATGCAGCGGCAGCATCGCGACGGAATGGCCGTGGTGAGGGACATAGGCGAGAACGCCGGCGAGCAGCACGCCGCTATCGCTGACGGTCTCGGGATCATCCACCGCGAAGAAGCGATGCTGGCCGGTGACGAAGTGATCGACGCCGGCGCGGCGCTCGGAGCGCCACGGCGTGTCGCGAACCGCGACGATGGCGTCTTCGAGGTTCACACAATCTCCGGCTGCGCGAGCGCCCACGCACGCCACGCCTCGGTGTCGCGTAGCGCCTCGCCGTCGATGTCAGGCCGATGCCGGTAGACCCACCACTCCGTAGCGCCGGAGTGCTGGCCGCGGCCTCGGCCGCAGACGAACGCGTTGCCGTGCGTGCCAGGGACGCCCTCGTAGACGTGCACCGTCTCGCCCTCGCGCGGCTCGTCCTCGAGCAGGTTCAGCACGTCCCACTTGCCGCCCGCGTCCTGCACGAGACGGACGTACATCGGCGCGCGAGACATGGTGAAGCCAGCACCGGCAGCGGGACCATTGAGAATGGTCGTCGGCATTACACCGCACGCTCTCGGCGAGCTTGATCGACTGACTCTTTCATCGCGTCCACGAGGTTCGGAGCGTACGCCTCCTGGTCGCCCGGACGATCAGCCGTCTCGGGCGTGTATTCCTCGAAGCGCTGGCCGCCCTTGATCTTGCGATGGCCCAGCACGCGCCGTCCCTTGGAGTCTCTGAGCGGGATCGGCCCGTGGAGCTCGGCCCACGGCTTGAGCCATTCGTCCAGGCGTTTGATGATCGCGCGCGCCTTCTGCCGCGCGCCGGCGGCGGCCTGCGCCCGCTCGGGCGTGCGGATGCCGCCGTCCTTGTAGTCGTCGTCTATCGGGCATAGGTGCGCCTTGTGGCAGTTGAAACAGTGCTTGCCGGGCGAGGGCTTCCAGTAGCCGTGGCGCTCAAGGTCCTCCGTGCGCAGGCGCGGCGGGGGCCCGCTGCGCATCGCCGAGTCGAAGTCCTCGACGACTTCGGCGAGCCAGCGTTCGGTTTTCGGTAGGTCCTGTCGCGTGATACGTGCTGGCCGCGCTTTCGTGCGCCGCACGTAGAACTCGCGCAGCACCACGGCGTTGACCGCCGGGAAGTTCTGCATGACGAGCACGGCGTAGAGGCGCTGCTGGAAGAAGCCGTGATAGGACAGGCCGGGCTTCTCGTCGTCCTCGTCGTGCTCTGGCGGCAGCGCCCACGTCGCCTTCCAGTCGAGCACAACGGCCTCGTCGGGCGGCCGCGCGATCAGCGTGTCGAGCTGGCCGCTGACCACGCGCTCAACGAGTTCGCCGGTCTCGCCGTCGCGGTAGCTCACCGTGGCCTCGAGGCGGCGCTCGACGTCGATCAGGTTGCGGATCGCGAATTCGTTGTCCTTCGCGAACTTCCGCACCGCCATTTCGATGTTCGGCAACTCCCGGCGCGGCACGCGGACGCGATCCTCGGGCGCGACGTCGCGCTGGCGCAGCGTCTCTTCGAGGATCGCCAACGCGACGCTGACCGGGATCGTCTCGGAGTCGTTGCTCTGCATCTCGCGCAGGCACTCGGCGATCGCCCGGTGCACGATCGTCCCGGCCGCCTGCGGGTGCGTTGACCAGCCGTTCTCGAATTTGATGCCGAAGTACGACGCCAGTTCACAGTCGTCGAACAGCGAGAGGTTCGACTGCCTCAGCGTCGGCCAGCGCTCGCGCACCTCATCGAGCGACATAGGCCGCTCGGGTACGGCACGGACGAGTCCCGTTGCGCTCACGGTCGCGAGCCTAGAACTTGATGTCGTCCTCGCCGGCGGCAGACTCGGGCGGATCGCTCGTCAGCAGGTCGAGCTCGGCCTCGATGTCGCTGCGCTGCTGCTCATTCACCTCGGGGTTCTCGAGCGACTGCTGCAGGTGCTCGACGCGACGCACGCGCACGCGCTCGGCTTCCTTGAGTTCATCCTCGGACGGAGCGTCTGCCGCGGCCGCGGCGACGGGCTCGGCGTCCTCGCCGCCAGCCTCGGGCACGACCACCGCATCGACGACGTCCTCCGACTCGGCCTCAGCATCTGCCGCAGGCACCGGGTCGCCGGTGACGCGCCGGCGCTCGGCAATCTCATCGATCGCGCGACGGATCATCTCGAACTCGCGCTTGATCGCGCGCTCGCTCTCCTTGCCGGAGAAGACCATCTGCACCTTCGCCGTCGTCCAGGAGTTCGCCGCGACGGCGTTCATCTCGAGCATCAGCGCGAGCGCCTCATCGACGTGCGCCTCGGGTAGATAGTCGCGGACGGCCTTCTCGAGTTCGGCGTCGGTCGCCGCCGGCAGAGCGCCAGAGCCGCCGACCTCGCCGTCGCGCGCGCCGCCGGCCTCGAAGTCCTCGGCCACGTAGACGGGTATGCCGCGCATCGTCTCGGGCACGAGCAGCTTCACGCCCTGGCTCATCGCGCGATTCCAGTACATCGCGCGGGGATATTTCTTGTGGTTCGAGCGGTCCTTGTTGAGTTCGGCGCGCTGGCTGTCCGCCTCGTTCCATTCGGAGACGCCCTGCGACTCGCCGTTGCGGAAGAACTCGATCTGGCATTTCTCGTTCGTGAACTCGAGGACTTTCCAGTCGTAGCCGTCGCGTTCGCGCACGAGCGTCCCCATCAGCACGCCGCGCAGTTGCGCGTTGCCCTCGACGATGTCAATGCCCATCATCGACTGCGACGGGTTCAGGCCGAGATGATGTCCGACGACCATCTTCGCGAACGCCTGCTCGGCCTGCGTGACGCCCTTGAACATGCCGCCGACGGCGAGTGCCTTCGCCTGGCGCCACAGTTCGTTGATGACGTCTTCGCCCATCGCGCCGGGCGGCATCGCGGCGGGGAGCGCCGGCGGACGCTCAGCGGGACGGTCTACGGCGGTGCTCGGCGTGCTCATCATGGCCTCCAAGTAGATCGGGTAACGGAGTCATCGTACACACACCGGCGGAGAACGAAACAGCGCCCGCACATGGCGGGCGCTGTCTTGCACCGCGAGCTGTTACTCGATCCACTCTCGCTTGGAGAACGAATTGAACACGCAGTCGCGGCGATTCTACCTGAGCCTCGGCGGTAAGCCGTTAGGCGAGTGCCTTCGGCGTCTCCCCGCGCAGTCGTGCCGCGACGCCGCTCGGCTTCCAGAGCAGGCCGTGGGCGGAGAGCGAACCGAGCACGCCGGTCAGGATCAGCTGCAGCGTCGCGTCGTTCCATCCGATGACGTTCGTCGCGCACGCCGTGTAGATGGCGGTGGCGACGGCTGAGATAGCGAGCTGCACGAACGCCTTGTACGGTTCCGGCGCGTTTTTCCACAGCTTCGAGTTGACGACGTAGGCGACCAGTGGCGTGAGCAATCCGACCACGAGCGCCCATAGCTGCGCGTAGGGCAGCACGAAGCCCGGCGTGGCTTTCGCCGGCAGGTCGGCGAGGCCGAGCGCCGGCACGAGCAGCAGCAGGACGAGCGCGAACGCGGCACCGTAGGCGATGAGCCTCACGACACGGCGCTCAAGGACGGGGACGAGCAGACGCCAGAGCGCAACCGCGAAGGCCGCAAGGCGGACGAGCGGTGCGAACGACAACGAGTAGGTCACGGGGTGCCTCCTTATACGGGGATTGATGCTCGGCACGCTACGCAGACGCTAGGACGCTATTTGACCGTGACCTCCGAGGCGGCGAACGGTCCTCCTTCATTTGCAGGGCTGCCGGGCTGTCCTTCCATCAGCGTGATCGCGTCCTCTGGGCTTTCTGCCTGCACGATGACGGCCGTTTCCGGCGACGGGCACCCGAATCGTTCGGCGGTGATCGTCGAATCCTCGAAGCGTCCGCCTGGTTCTGCCCACGACTTCGGCAACCAGCCGTCCTCCCCTTCGATCGTGACTTCTTCGGTTACTCGTTCTATGCGATAAGACTTCATTGCCTACCCCTTTAGTCGGTAATGATTGTTCAGCACAACGGGAGTCCCAGCGAGTTTTATAGGCGTCTGTTCGAGTATGACTTCGCCGTTTGTCTTTATGAGTGCGCTGTAGTTGGCGGCGTTGCCGAAGTTGCTCAGAAGAATGCCCTGCTGTTTTTCCGGCCGGGCGATGGCCGGCAGTAGGAACAGTTTGGCTTTCACTGCGACTTCGGATTTGACTTCCAGCGCACCAGAGAGATAGCCGATACCAGCAAGAGCGCCAGCCTGCAACGTGCTCCACGTAAGTACGCTCAGTGCCGAGAGACCAGCGTTTAGTTCGGTGATGTTTTCCCACGTCGGACCTTCGCCCCATGAGATGTTCCCGGACGCATCCGAGACCGCGATCTTGCCGGCACCCGCACCAGTTGGTAGACGCAGGCCAGCCGAGAAACTGGCGAGCCAGTTGATGACGCGGACGTTCGCCACGCCGGTCTAGCCGAAGATCGTCACGAAGCTGGTCAGCCCGGAGCCGAGCGCGGCCGCGAACTTGACCTTGATCGCGTTCGCCGATGTCGGTTCCCAGTCCACTTCGACGGGGTTGCCCGGTTCGCCGCCGGAGGCTTCCTGCCCTTGCACGAGCAGTAGGCGCGTGCCGAGGTTGTGCGTGATCGTGAATTCGGTGAGCGATCCGTTGCCGGTGAGCGCTGCGGTCTTCTTGTGCGCTGCGCCGGCCGTGACCGCTGAGACTTCACCGTTGCCCGGCGTCGAGGGCGTTGAGCCGCTCTTGAGGATGATCGTGTTGGCCGAGCGTTCGGTGTAGACGCCGTCGCCGGCGAGCGCCGCGCCGCTCTGGAATTCGATGACTTTGATTGCGGTCGTGTCGATCGTGATGGCACCGGTGTCTGAGACGACGAACTCCTTGGCGGCGTTCGCGGTGCCTTCACGCACGAACGCGGCAGCGTCTTCGAGCGCGGCACCGGTGTTCGCATCAGCCGTGCGGACGAGCTTGTACTTTTCCGCCACGCCGCCGGCCTGCACCACTTCGTACATGCCGTTGTGCTTTTCTTCGACCGCGTTCTTGACCCACACGCGCATTTTCACCGTGACCGCGACGCCATCGATCGTCAGCGCGCCGTTGGCGTTGGCTTCCAGCGTGCCGGTCGGACCGGAGCCCGACTGCGTGTAGGCGGCCAGCGCGGCCGCGGTGGCGAGCTGCGCCGGGGACTTCCACGCGAGGCCGGAGACCTTGCCATCGACGTAGGCCTTCGTTGCAGCGTCGCCGGCGTTCGTCGGTTCGGAGACCGACGTCAGCTTGTGGTTGATCGCCGTGTCGCCGGCGAGGTGCAGGCCCGTGACCTGGGGTGCAGCGCCGGAGCCGGCCGCCAGATCGCCGGCGAGCTTGACCGTGCCGAGCACCGAGGCCGTCGCTTCGGCGATGGCGGCCGCGCCATACTTCCATTCGGTGCCGTTGTAGTAGCCCGGTTCATGTTTGACCGAGTCGAAGTACCATTGCGCTTCTTTGGGCGTGCTCGGCGGCGCGGCGAGGACCTGCATGACCATGTTTCGCAGTTCGTTGCCTGCGAGGTCGATCGGGACTAGGTACTTGCGGGCCATCTCTCTAGTTCAGAAATGCGGTTCCTGCGACCGCAGCGCTAAAGGTGATCGTCAATTCGTTCAGGCTCACGTAGTTCACGGCGCCCTCTATCTCGTCGTTCGCGGTGTCCTGCACGAGCGGAATCGGGTAGCAGTCAAGATCGTGGACGATAGTCCATACCGATGAGGCAAACCCCTGCTCGTGGACGTAGGAGAAGGTGCTCGAGGGGCCTGGTGGCCCAGGGGGTCCAACCGCGCTCTGATCGAGGTCGAGTTCGATCGTAGCCGGTGCGATCAACTCGAGTGTGATGTCGTCGGTGCCTTCGCTCACGGTTCCTCGAACAGAATCGAGCCCACGAGCAGGAAGTCTTTGTCTTCGCCGCGTCTCCAAGAGAGACGGTGGCGCGCCTGTGTGGCTTCGATCGCCGCCGTTTCGGTCGGGCTCATGTAGGCGGTGATGACGGTCGGGATCGCCGGTTCGTCGCCTTCGGCTTCACGGCCGGGCGTGACGGTCAGCCCGTGGCCTTCGGTGAGCGTCTTGACGTCGACGAACTCCCACTCGAAAGAGTCGGCCAGGAACGGGACTCCCTGCGCCTTTTTCGCCCACAGACGGATCGTGCGCGCGAAGGTGCCGTCTTTACGCGTGACGAGCCGGGCTTCCGCCGGTTTCGTCTCCTCGACTGGCATCGGCGGGAAACCGCCTAGGAGAGCAGCTTCTTGAGGTCGCGATGGCGTTCGTCGCCTTCGCGGAACCATCGCCGGCACTTCGGACCGAGGCGCTGATGCGCGTGTCGCCGGCGGCTGCATCCGTAGCGCTTCTGGTAGCGGCGCAGCGTACGGATGCGCGCTTCGAGGTCGCTGCGCTTGTGCGAGCGGCAGGCCGAGTTGCACGCCGGCGTCTGGCGCACGGAGAGGATGCCTTCATCGATCGAGCAGTCGCCTCGGATGCCCCGGCAGAGGAAGTTGTCGCTGAACTGGTGAGCGATAAAGAAGTGCGACGCGAGGTTGCCGTGCGGGCAGGCGTTGGAGAAGCAGCCCGGCCGGTTCGGATAGGCGGCGACCCACACTTCGGTCGCAAACGGATCACTCCACAGCTTCGTGCCCGGCGCGGTGTAGGTGACGACTACGTAGCCGAGGCGCTGTGCGGTGCGCACGAAGCACGTCACGAAGCCGCCGGGGAGCGGCACCTCGGCGTCGGCAATGATCGGACCGATGACGCCGCCGAGAGAGCGCACGATCGCGATGGTGCGCTCGGCTTGGAAGGCGCAGCCGCCGTGCGCGGGACGCAGGAAGGAGTAGACGGCGTACCAGACGTGCAGCCGTTTGGCTTCGCGCGCGTGGCAGCGGGCGTTGGCGTCTTCGCGCTCGGTGCCCCCTTCGTAGACACGGAAGATCACTTCGCTGTGGATCGCGCAGCTCTGGAATTCGGAGACGTCGGGGATCAGCCGTGCGTGCGCCGCAGTCGGCGAGAACTTCGGCGCAGGACCGGGCGGCGTGCAGACGCCCATCGTGCCGCGGCCGAGCGTCGGGTCGCAGGGCAGCGCGGCGTCGGCCTGTTCTGCTGACGGGCCCGATGCGTGGATCGAAAGCGCGCGGTAGACCGTGCGCGTCTGCGTCTGCGTCGAGCCGCATCCGGCGAGCGCCAGGAGCGCGGCGAGCACGAGCAGGACGGGGAGAGCGATGCGCTTCACGCAGGGCAGTCTACTTTCCCGCGCCGGACGAAACCGCGTCGCGGGCGTAGGTGGCAAACGGTTTACCATCTGCGTGATACGCTTCGCGGCGTTACCCGATCCTCGAGGAGGCCGTAGATGCCCCGCTACACCGCACCGATTGTCCTCGCGCTCCTGGCGCTCATGGTCAGCGCCCCCGTTGCGCTCGCCGCGCCGGCGCACCACCGCTGCCACCACCACCGGCACGCCTGCCGCCGTTCGGCGCACCGGCGCTCGAGCGCGACGTCGCCGAACTCGGTCAGCAGCCGCGCGCAGCCCGTGACCGGCGCCGTGACCGCGGCGGCCGCCCCGGAAGCCGAAGTCCCGTTCGACACGGACGGCAGCGAACCGCAGCCCGTGCTCACGCTGGCAGAACTGGAAGCGCTCAGTGCCGAAGGCGAACCGGCCGACGTCGTCGAAGAAGTCGTCGTGCCCGGCTAGGTCGTGCCGTTCGAGCTGGCTTCGTTCGTCGCCCACTCGATCATCTGAGCGAAGCCTTCGCCGAAGAAGTTGGCGAAGAAGCTGACCTGGTGTCCCGCGCCTTCTGTGGCGAGCGCGCCTTCGAGCACGATCAGCTGGCTTCCCGTGGTCGCGATGAGCGCCTCGTACGCGATGACCGCCCTGCTCGAGACCCCAAACACGTACTTGCGCGTTGAGCCTGAGACGACGGAGCCGTTGACGCTGACGCGCAGCGTGAGTTCGTCGCCCCCGCTGCCACTTTCCCCCGGAATATTCGCGCGGACGACGAGCGGCTGCCCGGTCTCCGCGCGCTGCTGGTAGAGAGGCACGAACGCCGTCGTTTTGACGCTCGTGATGCTAAAGGTGTTCTGAGAGTTGTAGTAGCCGCGCGCCCACGGACGGCGATCACGCGTCGCGACGATCGAGTAGACGCCCGCCGTGTTCTTGATGATGACCTCTTTGATCCGCATGTTTTTCGCGGACGGAGCGGCAGGTGCGGCGAGAGCTTCGGCTTCGGTCGCCTTCGCGACGCCGGAAAGGAGACTGAGAACGGCCGCGTTGCCAAAGCCGTTGGCCGCCGCCGCTTGAATCAGCACGCTCATAAACTGGCTGGCGGCGGGCAGCGACGGTGGGATGAGACCGAGCGTGATCGGGACGCCCGTGTGCGTGCGAACCCCGCTTATCTTCGCGTTGCCCGAAACCGACGCCGCGATGAGTTCCCCCGTCGCCGAGTTGATCGTCGGGGAGAAGCTGAAATCGGAGTTGCGGTAGATGCCGGTGGCGTTCGCGCCGTTGTCTTCGTAGGCCGCTTCGAGCGCGGTCGCCTGAGTGGCCGTTGCTGCACTGATCGACGCCGGAGTGATCGGGTCGCTACCGCCCGTCGCGTGCTTACCGGCGTGCAGCGGCAGCGCGGGCACTTCCGATTCGATCTTCGTGATGGCCGTGCCCGACCATGTGAGGGTGCCGAGCTTGCGCGTGGCCGCGATGCCGCCGCCGGAGGGGATCGTCCCCGTCGGCACGATTTGCAGCGCCCAGTTGTAGCTCGTGTGGTCTTCCTCTTCTTCGGTCCCAGTCGTGAACGCGTTGGCGGTCGTCGTGGCGACGATGTCGTAGGAGCCCGCGGCACCGCCGGGATGCGTGGCCTGGACTTCGGCGTTGTTCCACCGCCAGAGCCCTTCGATGCCGAGCGAGACCTGCGCGTTGTTGGCACCGGCGGCGACGCCGATCACGGTCGCGCTGACCTGGTGAATGACGAGGTTCGAGAACAGGCCGATGAACTGCTCGAGCGCCCGTGAGTAGTCGGCGGGGAACTTTACTTTGGCGTGCAGGTCCCGGTAGAAGGGCACGCCGACAGCCTACGGCGTCGCGGCCGCCCAAACCTCAGAGCACGGTGTCGTCAAGCAGGCTCTGGTCGAGCACGAAGCCTTCGCCCTCGGTCACGGTCAGCTGGACGTGCGCCTGCGTCACGCGGCGGGCGAACAGCAGCGCCGCGCCGTGCAGCGACGAGCCTTCTTCCCACGGGATCACGACGACGACGGTCAGCGGGTCGATGATCGGTTCGTCGTGGTGGACCTTGTAGGTGTAGCCGGTGCCGAGCGCCGTCGTCAGCAGTTTGCGCCAGTGCAGCCCCGTCGCGCTCGTGAGCAGCGTCTGCAGGAACGCCTTGACTGTTTCCTGCTGCTGCGCGATCGACTGGCCCGGCGGGTCGCTCGTCGTGCCGACGATCGCCTGCCAGAGTCCGAGCATCTCTTCGGAGAGCGCCGCGAACAGGTTGCGTTGGATCAGGCGCAGCCGTTCCTCGAGGCGTTCGAGCTCGCGCGCCTGCGGATGGATGACGCCCATGACGTCGGGATCGCGCCGCAGGAACGCCGGCAGCCGCGCGAGCATCTCGCGGCCGAGGGGTGTAAGCGCTGATTCGGCAGGCATCTATTCGGTGAGTTCGAGTTTGTGCAGGCGCGGCACTTCCGGCGGTTCTGAGCCGAGGGCGAAGTTCGCCGTTTTCCCGTTGACTTTGAGTCCCGTCAGGTCCTCCACGCCGGGGACCGTGACGATCGCGCCCTCGATCTGCGCGATGACCACCTCGCCGCCGGCTTCCACGCCGAGCGCGTAGATCACCAGCGCGCGTTCGATCTGCTGCTGTAGGGCGATCGTGCCACCGAAGCCCGTCAGGCTGTAGCCCGGCCGGAACGTGATCGCGCCGACGATCGTCAACTGCAAGACGGTCCCGGTTGTCACGGTGACGACGGCGCTCACCGGTGCCTGTCCTTCGCCGCGTCCGGTTTTCCCCGGATCCCAGTATTCCTGCAACTCGCCGACGATCGCTTCTTCCAGCGGGTCGCCGTCGTCGTCCATCGCGACGACCTTCACCGTGCCGGCACCGCTCCACACCGGGATGCAGGAGACCGTGCCGCCGCCTGGCGCGCGCGAGGCGTCGTTTAGGCGCAGCCACTCGCGCGTGTCAATGATGTAGTCGAGCTGCGTCCCGGCCGAGCGCCCCTCGAACAGTTCGAGGATCTTCTTGGAGAGGTGTTCGTCGGTCTCGATGTCCTGCCCGCCGGTGAGCGCGTCGGGGTTGTTGACCGTCGCGCCTTCCGGCAGCGCGGTCGTCGCCGCGGTTATCGCGTTGGCGCCGACGTTGCCGGACGAACCCGGTTCGACGGCTTCGATCGGCAGTTCGAGGGAGCCGCTCGCGCCGATTTCCCCCCCCTCGGTGACGGTGAACAGCAGCGGTTCGGTGCCGGCGCTGCCCGCCGATTCCAGGCGCAGCCCCGTGGCGATCTGCGTGCCTTCGGGCCCGGTGAAAATCTCGTGACCGACCGCGTGCGTGGCGGGGAGGCGTTCGACGCCGAACTCCTCGGCGATGTCGTCCAGGTAGCCGCCCCATGCGCTCAGCGGGTTTGCGCTCGCGGGCACCTCCGAGCCGGCCAGGTCGTACAGCCGCGCCATCTCTTGGATCGCCGGCGTCTCGAGCGAGCGCCACATGCTGCCCTCGCGCGTATCCGTGCGCGTCGGGTCGGTGTCGGAGAGGCCCTCGTTGGCCCATTCGATCCACCGCTGCAAGATCGCCGCCTCGCTCTCCTCCGGGAACAGCGGCTGGTAGTCGAGGAAGTCGGTCATGCGCGGGTCTCCAATCTAGTCGAGCGGGAGCAGCTCGAGGCCGCTTATCGGGATCACGTCTTCTTCGTCGGTGACGACCTCGAAGTGTTCGATGAACAGCACGCCCTGCGTCGGGTCGTAGCTGGCGCGGTAGTTCTGCACGTTGACGATCCGGTCGTGCACCGTGAGCGCCGACTTGAGCTTGCGTTCCATGTCGAGCACGTAGGGCGTCGGGTCGGCGAGCCCCAGCAACTGGTAAGGCTGCTCCATCCCGAAGTTGTCCGTGAACACGGCGTGGGCGTAGCGGACGCTGTAGACCGCCATCAGGCACCACTGGACGAGCGCGTCGACGCCCTCGACCTCCGCCGGCGCGTCGCCTCGGCGCACCATCTGGCGGTTGACGAAGTCGAAGGCCCACGAGCGCCCGTACGGCGCGGGCGCGGCTTCGGCTTCCGCCGGCGCCGGCGCGAGCGCGGCTTCGGCGGCCGCCTGCAGGTCCTGTTCGGCCGAGAGTCCTTCTTCGGTCGGGATCAGAGGGAATTCGAGGTCGGCCATCGTCTATTCCTTGAGCAGCGCCAGTGCGATCCAACCGTACCCGTGCTCGCGGACCAGCACTGCGTCGCCGATGGCGGCCTTTTCGGCAACGTGCGCTGTGACCTCGAGGACGTCATCGACGCCGGCCGTGAGCACGAGGTCGCGCGCGGGCAGCGAGACCTTGATCGGCGAGACACCCTTGATGATCCCGCGCAGGTCGCGGCCGCTGGCGTTCTGTGACTCCTCGCGGCAGACCTCGCGCACGCGCTTGGCGAGCGCGCGGAAGGGGTCACGCGAGACGTTTGTGCTCACGCGAGCTCCTCGGCCTGCGCCTGCACGCTTTCAGCGCTCGGCACGGCGATCGCCAGGAACGCGCGGCGCTGTAGCGCGAGTTCGGCGGAGATCCCGCGCGCGCCCAGCACGTAGGCGTTGACGCTGCGCCCCCGGTAGGTCACGGCGATCACCTCGCCGATCAGGTCTTCGTGCTCGCCGCCTTCGGCCACCACGGCGAAGCTCCCGCGCTCAGGGTCAAGCGCGGTGTCATACCAGCCGACGCTCACGTCCAGCGGTGGAGTGAGGATCGGCACGCCGGCGAGCAACTGCTGCGCGACCGCGAAGGCGCGGCGCGCGCTGAGCAGCGTGACCGTCGGGCCCGGCGTCGTGAGCGCTTCACCGGCGACTCCGCCGAGCGCGTCGCCGCCGGGAAACGCGCCGCCGGGATAGCTCTCGCCTGGCATCAAGACCGACCTCTTTCCTTTGCCTTCTTCGCGCGCTGCTGCGCCTCGAGCGCGCGACGATATTTCGCGAACAGGTCGGTCGAGGCGACGGTCAGCGCCGAGGTGTAGGCACCGGGCGAGACCGAGTGCTGAATGCCCGATACGAAGGTGAAGCGCTGGCGCCCGGACCAGCCGAACTCCGGCAGGTTGAGCTCGACGCCGTCGCCGCGGCGGATGAACGGGATCCCCGGCGTGGTGAAGGTTCCCCCCAGCGCGACGCGCAACTGCGTCGCCAGCGCGCGCTTGACTTTCTCCTTGAGCTCGGCCATGTCATCGACGCGCCCCATCTGCTGGTCGTGGTGGACCGCGCCGAAGCGTTCGACCGCGGCCTTGTTGAAGCCGGTGTACTCGACGCTCTTGGCTTTCTTGCCGCTGCCGATGTGCGCCTTTCCGGTGATGATCGTCACCGGCCGCGGCGAACCCAGCGGCTGGTTGTCCACTTCGGTCAGCATGTCGCCGAGCACGTAGAGCGTCGGGTTGCGCCGGTAGGGGAACACGCACAGCTTGCCGTTTTCCATGCGCGGGAAGTAGCGGATGCCCGTACGCTGATGCTCGAGGTTGTAGGCCCAGGAGACGACGGCCAGGGCGCTCGTCCTCGGCTTCACCACGCGCCGGATGCGCCGCTTGCCCTTCACGAGCGAGCCGTGCGGCACGTTGATCTTGCCGCAGACGATCTTGGCTATCTCGTCGCACGTGTAGCCCGGCGAGCCGTGCGGCGCGTGGAAGATGAAGTCGCGCACGGTGCGCCGGACGAGGTCCATATCGTCAAGCAGCGCGATCGTCGCGTTGCCGGCTTTATCTTCCTGCGGCTGCTCGGCGCGCATCGTCCAGAGCGTGTACCACGAGCCGCCCCACAGCGTGCGCAGGCGCACGTCCATCCCGGCTTCGAGCGGCATCGAGTCCGGGTCGTCGATTTCCGGGCGCGCAAGGGTGATGCTCGCGCCGGGCGTCGCTTCCTGTTCCTGCCATTCCATCGACTGGTTGATCGTGTCGAGGTTGACCCACGGCGAGCGCTTGGTCTCGCGCACGAGCAACTCGAAGTCGAAGTCGCCAGGCGTCATCGGCGGCAGCGCGTGGCCCCAGAAGTTCGAGAGGTCCGGCTGATGTTGCAGGACCTGGTTGGAGGGGAGGTTCGTCAGGTTAGGCACGCGGGCGCGTCCCTCCGCTGGTGCCGGCCGGCTTGCGCGGGATGCGCACGACGGCGCCGACGGCGTAGAGCTGCGTCGAGGCTGCGACGCCCGAACTCAGCGGCACGCTCGGCGCCGCCAGCGGCGTGTTCGCGCCCCAGCTCGCCGCACCGTTGGCCTGCGCGATCGTGCGCCATTCCGAGGCCGAGCCGTAGTATTCCTTCGCCAACGAGCTCCACGTGTCCGAGGCGGTGAGCGCGTGCGTGGTCGGCAGTTTCGCGCCCTTCTTGCGCGACTCCGTCGAGGTCCGTCGATCGACGGTCGGGTCGCGCCACTCCTTGACTTCGATCGTGATGTAGCGCGCCGCCGCCTCGCCCTGCTTGACGGTCGGGTTCACGTCGCGCAGCGTGGCGGACATATTTATCTCGGCGACGTCGAAGCCCGGGCGCCACACCTTGAGGTCAAAGCCACGCCGCGCGCGCAGTAGGTCGAGCAGTTGCCCGCGCACGTCGTCGGGGTCCAGTTCGGTTGGCAGCGTCGGCATGAAGCCGAGTTCCTCCCACGTCGTGTAGACGTCGAGCGACGCCGCCATCAGCTTCTTCGCCGTGTTCACGCCGCGCCCACCTTCGGGCTGTGAGAACTGGCCGCGGCGCACGGTGTCGTACTCCTGGTGGCCGCCTTCCTCGGAGTAGGTCAGGTCGCCGAGCAGCGCGGGCAGATACAGCGGTTCAGCGAGCGTCGAGGGGTCGGTCTCGCCGCGGATCGCCGAGAGCAGGCACATGAATGCGTCGCTCACCACATACCCCCGTCATCGCCGCGGCCGTCTTCCAGCGCCTTGAGCAGCCGCTCGGCCGCCTCGTCGGCTGCCTCCTTGACCACCGTCTTGAAGTCCGAGACCTCGCCGACGGTGACGTTGCCGAAGTGCATATCGACTTTGATCGGCGGGCGCCCGGCGGTGTTGGCGAACACCGACTTGCGGCCGGGGCGCACGCTGACCTGCTCGTGGTGGCCGGTCGGCTGGCGCTCGCCAGCGCCGAACAGCGTCGGGCGGTCGGTCGTGAAGCTGCCGCCGTGCTGAAACCAGCCGGCGAACTGCTGCGCCGGCTGCATCCGGCCGCCCGTCCCATACCAGTTGTAGGCGCGCTCGTGGGCCTCTGCGGCGCCAGGAGAGCCGTAGCGCCCCTTGATGTAGTTCAGGCCCCACTTGATCTGTCCACGGGCGTCTCCGAGGGCGTAGGGCCGACCGTGGCCGAGCGACTGCGGGATCCCGTACGCCGCGTTGTAGTCGCCGGGCACGTTCATCGCGTAGGCGTTCCATCCAGACTCCTGCGTCCAGAGCGCTTTCAGGTCCGGCCATTCGCTCGCCGGCCAGCCTGCGGCGATCATCATGCGCCGGCCGAGCGCTTCGTTGGCCGCCGGCGAGCCACCCTGTCCCTTCACGCCGGCGAGCGAGCCGAGCGAGCCGCCACCGGGCGTCGTGTTGGAGTTCGCGAGGACCTTGTTGGCGTGCGCAACGACCGCCCGCCCGTAGGCGTTGCCGGCGGCGAGGGAGATACCGCCGACGACGCCGGGCAGTTTCGCCTTGATCCCGCTGTAGCCCAACTGCTGGCCCGGTGCCGTGGAGGACGTGTTCAGCGGAAGCGCCTGCTGCGCGCCACCGCCGACGCCGCCGCCCGTGCCGCCGCCGGTGCCTAGCAGCTGCACGTGGTTAATCTCGTGCGCACTCGCGGGGTAGAACGGACGCCAGAGTCCGACGCGCGCGAGGATCGCCGCGCTGAGCTGCGAGGCGCTTTCAAGCGACGCCGAGCCGACGCCGATGTCCGCCGCTTCCCCGCGCGTGTGCGGGTCGTCAGCGAAGCCCCCCACTTCCACCGAGTGTGCCGGCGTGCGGTAGCCGGAGATGCCGTAGATGTTCTCGCGCATGAGCTGCGCGAGCTTCTGCAGGTCGCCGGCGATCAGCGACTCTTTGCCGTAGGTGAAGTTCGTCCCGCTGTCGGGGATGAAGCGATAGGCACCGAGTCCGCCGCCGGAGGCATAGGCGTACTGGCGCGAGCGCGACGGCGGCTGTGAGTGCACGCGGTGCTCGCTCGCCACGCGCCAGCCGAGCGGCGGCTTGCCGTGCAGCGCCAGGTCGCGATCGACATCGGCCTCGGTGTGGTGGTTGAGCACGAGCTCGCCAGGCGCGCCCCAGCCGCCGTCGGCCATGCGCAGCGTGTCCTTGTTGCCGACGCCGTACATGCGGCCGCCCGACGCGCGCCCCTGCGCTTTGCGCGCCGCCGGCGTGAGGTCGATCGCGCCGCCGGCCTTGTTGAATCCGACGCCGCTATCGCCGTGCTGCGCAGCATCGAGCACGACCTTGAGCTGCGCGGCGGTCGCGTTCTTCGGTGCCTTGATGCCGAAGACGGTCAGCGCTTCGCCGAGCTCCTTGTTGATGAACGCCAGCCCTTCGGAGGTCCACTTCCCCGTTTCGTGCATCCGCTGTTTGGCCGCTTCGGCGGCCCCCTCGAAGTTCAGCGACAGAGCGTCCTTTGCCTGTTCTGACTTCGAGCCCAGTTCCTGCTTGATCCCTTCGGAGGTCGTCTGCACGACGCCTTCGATGTCGCGCAGGCTGTGACGAGCCGCCAGGCGCATCGCCGAGAAGCTGCCGGTCATGTGTTCGGCGGCGCCGCGCAGCGCCTGCGCCGAGCGGCCGGTCGCTTTCTCGAGCTGGACAAGTTCCATCGTCATCCCGTGCACGTTGCGATTGCGCGCGAGGCTCGACGCCTGTTCGTTGATCTTCTGCAACTGCGAGGGGTTCAGTTCGTCCAGCGTGCCGCCGAGCGACTTCAATTCTTTGCCGAGCGCCTGTACCTGTTCGGCTGCCTTTTCTTCGCCGCTGCGGTGGCCGAGCAGATGTGCAAGCGCACCGATCCCACCGCCGATGGCACCGCCGATCGCGCCGCCGGCGGCACCGATCCCCGTGCCGAGCCCTGGCACGATCGAGCCGAGCGTCGCGCCAGCCGCAGCGCCGAAGGCCGTCGTCTTGGCGATCGACCCGAGCGGACTGCGCGACTGGAAGGGGTTTTTACCCGCCGCCGCTTCCAGACCCGTCGAGAACAGGTAGTACGGCGCGACGGCCTCGACGCCAGCGCCGAGTCCCGTGCCGATTTTCGAGGCCGCGCCGCGCAGCCCCGAGCGCACGCGCGCGCCGCGCGTGGCTCCGTGCGCGACGCCGACGAACAGACCCGCGCTCGTGTCCTCGATTTGCCGGCCGATCGGCACGGGGCCCGCGACGAACGTGCCGTCGGGCATCCGCTGCGTCGTGGAGACGGTGCGCACGTTGCTGACGCCCTCGAGCTGGACCGGCGAGCCGCGCGCCGCGCCGCGGCCGCCGACCATCGAGCCGCCGAGAGCCGCCGCCGTGGTGGCCGCGCTCGAGGTGCTCGCCGCGCCGCGGTTGGCGATCGCCGCGCGCCCGCGGCCGTAGAGCGCATACGCGCCGCCGAGGCCGATCGGCGAGCCGAGCAGGCCGAGGTTGCCGGCGGCCGAGACAAGCTCGGAGAAGTCATTGAGCAGCGGGCGCAGCGTCGTGGCGAGTTCGTTGGCGCCGCGGATGATCTGCCCGATGGCACCGAACAGCTTTTCGGTCGAGCTGATGGTTTCGCGGAAGAACGACTGCACCTTTTCGGGGTTTTCGTTGATCCACTTGTCCCAGCCTTCCAGGGTGTGCGTGAAGTTCACGACCATGCTCGAACCCGACGGCGCGCCCGCGCGGAACAGGTCGCCCATCAGGTGCGTGCCGGCGTCCATCAGGTGCCACCAGTCGCGGGCGTCGTTGACGAGCGGCCGCAGGCGTTCGCGGAACGCGCCGACGTTGCGCGTCGACGTCGACCAGCGTTCGGTCATGTGGTCGAGGCCGATCACCATTTCGTGCAGGAACGGCGCGGCCGCCTCGGAGACGTGCATCAGCGTCGTGGCTGTGTTCTGCGCCGCCTTGCGCTCGCCTTCGAGGTTCGACGTGAACATGCGCTCGGAGGATTCGACCCAACGGCGCGTCGAGTCCGAGGCGAGGTAGTGCAGGAAGTCGTCGCCCTGGCGGCGCAGCGCGATCATGGATTCGTTGCTCGCGCGCGAGATGGTCGGCATGATCTGTTTGCCAGTCTTGACGGCGTCGTCCAGTAGCCCCGTGAAGTCCGCGGAGGCACCGCGCGTTGCCGCGCGCCACTGAGTGCGGAATTCGCGCGCGTCGGCGACGAGCGCTTTCGTGCCGGGCGGCGCTTTCGCCAGCGCCTTGTTCAGCGCTTCGCGTGCGCCGACCAGCGCCGAGCCGCCGCCCTTGAGGCTTATCTCCGACTCCTGCAGCGCGCGGCGCGCCTGCGCCTCCTGCGCGACGCTGTTGGTCAGCGCGTTCTGCGCCTGCAGGACCTGCGGGTTGCCGCCGACGCCCTGCCGGCGCGCGCGCGCCAGGTCTTCGCGGTTGCGCCCCTGCGTGACTTTCGAGCGTTCGAGGCCGAGCTTTGCCTGCTGCACGGCCAGGCGATCGCTCGAGAGCGTGATTTCTTCGTTTGGGCTCGCGCCCGGCGTCGTGATTTCCGCTTCGGAGAGCGTCAGGCGCGACTGCTGCAACTGGATTTTCGCCTGCGTTTCGTTGAGCGTGCCTTCCTTCGTCGTCATGTTCAGGTCCTGCAACGCTCGGCGCGCTTCGCGGCGGGCGGTGGTCAGCCCTTCCTGCGCCATGCGCGCTTGGAACTGCGACTGCGAGAGAGCTTCCTGCGAGTTCGTCAACTGGTCGACGGCCTGCATGTGCTGCAACGTGCTCTGCGTGCCGACGACCTGCGCCTGTTCGAGGCTCGTTTCGGCCTTCCATACTTCGCCCAGCGCCGAGACGGCCGGCTTCGCCACGGCCTCGATCGACCCGATGCCGACGAGCAGCGACGACGCGCCGGCGACGCCAACCGCGCCGAGGCCCTCGGCAGCCATCGCAAACGACCCGCCGAGCGCCACAGCGGCGCCGCCGAGCGACTGAATGATCGGCAGCGCCGCGCCGGCCACGAGCGCGAGCTCTTTCAGGCCGAGGCCGAAGATCGAGAAGTCGTGCGTGCTCGAGCGCGCCGCGCGACCGGCGTCTTCGACGTCGGTCGTTGCCCCGCGGCCGATCCCGCCGCCGCTCGAGCCACCACCGCTACCCGAGCCGAAGCCGGGCACGCCTGGACCCGAGTCGCCCATCGGCGTGTTATTCCAGAACGTCGAGTGCCCGCGCATCCACGCGCGCATCGCCGTGAACTCCCGCGTCAGGGCCTGCGATTCGGTCGCCGGCGAGAGCGAGGAGCGCGAGCCGCCGCCCGAGCCACCGCCGCCACCGCCGGAGACGCCCACGTGCGCGCGCGCTCGCCGGCGGTCCAGCGCGTCGAGCTCGGCCTCGAGAGCCTTGATCTTCGCGATCGCCTCATCGACGCCGCCGACGCTGACGCTCGCGCGGCCGCGATCGTGGCCGAGGTCGTTGACCTCCCGGCGCAGGTTGCGCACCGCGGCGATCTGCACGCCGACGCTGTCCACGACGCTGCGCTCCATCGAGTGCCAGCGGTCCTCGATCGTCTCGGCCGTGGTGACGACGTCGTTGCGCAGGCTGCGGATCTCGCTTCGGTAGCTGCGCAGCCCGCGCGTGCTCGACTGGCCGCCGAGCGAGTCCATCGTGCGCCCTAGCTCCTCGAGGGTGCCTTTCAGCGCACGCGCGTCGCGCTGCGTGGCGTTGAGCTCGCCGCGCGGCTGCTCGGCGTTGAGCTCGAACTTGCCGCTGACGGTGCCGTCCATCTCAACGCGCCATCGCTATATGCCATATGTGCATACTCACGCCTGCCAGCCTGGCGTCGAGTTGCCCGACATGCCCTCGCCGAAGGCTTCGACCACCGTCAGCACGCTTCCCTCCTGCTCGCCGGCGTACAGCGCGAACGCTGTCATCACAGCGTCGAGGCGCGACGGCCACGGGCCCGGCGGCTCGCCGCAGAGCGTCTCGTACGGGGGTGCACCGCGGAAGCGCCACTGGCAGTAGGCCGTCCACAATGCACCCCGCGAGCGGACTAGTTTCCCGCTGCCTCCACGAGCTCGCGCTGCGCGGTGCCAACGCGGTCGGGAGACCAGCCGCAGATGCGCCGGACCTCGTCGGCGACCTGGCCGAGAATGCCCTCCTGGTAGAAGAAGCGCTGCTCGAAGGCGACGGCCTTGGACGGCAGTTTCTTGCCGTCGGGCGTCGTGCGGAACTCGTCCGCAGTCGGATCGACAGTCGCGCCCGTGTCGTCCACGAGTTCGAAGCACGCCAGCGCGACGATTTCCGCGTTCGCCACGACACGGTTCAGCCGCCCGGTCGTCTCGTTGATGTTGCGCTTCTCGATCGCGTCGATGTCCTTGGAGTCGACCTGGCGGATGCGGAAGGTCAGGTCCTTCGTGCCGTCCTCGGTCTCGAACTGCGTCTTGACGCGGAACTTCGCGGGGCGCTGCGGCTGCATCAGCCACGCGACCGCGCTGCGGTTGCCCTCGGCGCTGAGTTCGCCCCCGGCGGCAGCGTCTCGTACGGCGCTCGGCGCGCCTGGCGACAGGCCGTCTCCCGGCTCGCCGCTGCTAGGCGACGACGCGGGGCGCGCGTGCGCCTCCGCGATCCTGGCCTGCGTGTCCTTCTCGCTCTCCGCCATCGTGACTACCTCCTGGTGTCATCGTTTGGGAACGATCGCCCGAGACCGTCGCGCCGGCATGTCCGATCGCCGGTGGAGTGGGGGACGCATCGCCCGGTTGGACCTGCAAGTGAGTGTCGAGCTGCACGCCGTGCAGGCGCAGTAGACCGGGTAGCGCCGCCTCGTTGACGCGCCGCCGGTCGAGGATGAGCCCCATGTGATCGCGCAACTGGCGCGCTGACCAGTTCGGACGGGGATCGGAGGCGAGAAGGTGGAGAAGATCGCTCCACGCCGCCTCGTAGTCGAAGACCACGGGGGCACGCCGCCTCAGCGTTCGGTAACGACGATGCCGGAGCCGCCGTATTCGTAGGCGTCCAGCGGGCGGTCGTCCACGAACGAGAACGGGATCTGGCGAGTGATGAGGTCGTCTTCGTTCGAGTAGCCGCCAGAGTAGGTGTAGAGCTGGCATTCCTGCAGCATCCACCGTGTGGCCTGCGGCGCGCCGATGTCGTCGATGACGACGACGAGGTCGAAGATCGGGGGGTGCGCCGAGCGGTCGCCGTTTCGACGCGCCTGTATGTAGTTCCACACCTCGAGCTTGAAACGGTCGTCGACGTCCTGGTGCTGCAAGGTGCCCGTGCGCGTCTCGAGGCCAGCCGTCTGGCCGTTGCGCCACGAGCCGGCGAGCGGCACGTCGATCTGCTGCAGGGTGACGTCCCAGTTGACCTGCGTCACCTCGCCGAGCATGTTGCCTTCGCGCCAGGCGGTGCCGGAGCGGCCGCGCCGGCGTGCGGCGGGCGGAAGGCTAGAAGTGGGGCCTACACCGGGCATGGCTTATTTCACGACTCCGTTGCCGATGATGTAGTTGGCGGTCCGCGCGAACTGCCAGCCGAAGTTGAAGGGGATCGCGTCGAGCAGGCCGACTTCCGGGGACGGTGTCGCGATGAACGGCGCGGGCACCGGCGGGTCGGCCGTCTTATCTTCCGGCAGGATCAGCCCTTCGTCCTTGAGCTTTTCCAGTTCCTTGTTGCCCTGCGCCCGGACGCTCGCGCGCGAGTCGTCGGTGACTGTCGTGTCACCGATGATGTTCTCGTCGCCCCACAGCTTCATCCGGCGGATGAACAGGTCCATGACGCGGACGAGCCGCGGGTCGCTGAACACTTCGTAGGGTTTGCCTTCGGTCGTCTTCGACGTGAACGTCGTGACGCCCTTGGAGATGATGAGGTCCGTTTCCGGGTCCTCGGTCTGGCGGATCGCTGTCACGCCCTTTTCCATCAGCACGGCGAGCTGCGACTCGCTGGGTGCTGTGGAGCCGACGGCGTGCAGGCCACCGAGGTCGGCGAAGGTCAGGCTCGCCTTCTGCCCGCGCGCGGCGCAGATGCCAGCGAGGCGCGGTGCGAGTTCGGCCGTGCTCAGCGTCCGCTGCAGCAGGTCATCGAAGTATTCGCCGACGCCGAGCGTGACTGCGTGCGGGTCAGCGAGTTCGCTGGCGCGCGTCGCGGCTGCGGAGACCGTGTCGCCAGTGGCACCCCCGCAGAAGAACATGACCGGCCGGAAGGCTGCGGCTTGTTCCTTCTGCCACGCGTTGAACTGCAGGATGATCGCCGATTCTGTGCCGTCGTAGGCGATCAGGCTGAACGGGCGGAAGCTCATCGAGTTCAGGAAGTTCGTGTACTGCGTGCCCGTCAGTGTCAGTCCGTCGTTGCCGCCGGTGAGCGCCGTCGTGGAAATCTGCGTGAGGCCCGTGCCGGTGATGACCGAGCCTTCGACATCGAGCAGCGCCGACAGTTTTTCGATCTGTTCGCCGAGTTCTTTGATGTTCGTCGCGAGGTAGCTGTAGCTCTCGCGTTCGATGCCGCGGAAGAAGACGATCAGCAGGTCGTTGCCAGCGGTGTTCGGGTCGTGCTCGACCTCGACAGAAATCTGGTTGCCAGCGGTGCCGTTGTAGACCGCTTTCAGTTTCAGCGCCACTTCGGCGGAGTTTGTGTTCGTGAGTGCGATCGCCGACTTCGCGACTCCCGAGCCCGCGAGGCGCGAAACGTAGACGCCGCCGGCTCCGCCGCGGCCGGGGAGATTCGAGCCTGCGAATGCCTGAAGGACCGCGCGC